TCAGGACTGATCCTTTCCAATATTGACACTGAACGAGCCGGAGTTATTGCCATAGGTTCCGGGCACGTCGTTGTAGATAAGAGTGATTGCACCCTGGACATTATTGGGTGCAACCCAACGGAACAACCCGGTATTGACCGGAATGGTTCCGCTGTTGCCAATCTTCATGACCAGCGCACCACAAAACGCATCGTGGCAGATCAGCCCTTGGTCCGGATGCTCCCGATCGCCCTGCGGCCCCCATTTCTGGGTAGGTCCGTAACTGGCCCAACCGGCGGCGACGATGGTAATGACATCGCCCGGATTGTAGATAATCGACGTTACCTGCCCTGCTTCGTTATTAGCCAGAACCTCACCTTTCCAAGCCATGATTGATCTCCGATATATGAATTCCTGTTCATAAACGAAAGAGGCGAAAAACCCTGATTCGCGATCCTTCCCTGTCAGCAAAGCACAGCAACGAGGAAGTACCGCCTACCAATTCATGCAGGAGAAAAGAGGATAATTCCGCCAGTGAATTGAATATATTCGGAAAGGAAATTAAAAAGCAGGAGCAGAAGATAACGACAAAAAATCAAACTTCCAAAGACAACTACTTCAAGCTGCACAAACACTCCCGCACACCAGCCAGGGCGAACCCTATACGGAGCCGTACTAGAATGAAACGCCTCCAAGGCCGAGGAGGGAAAGAAGGCAACGTCGACTCGTTGATTGCCGCGCGATGGCGGGCCGGAAGAAAATCGGGGAAGGAACGCAGAAGTCGGCTGAACGCCAGGAAACACGATGGTGCCCGGAGCCGGGGTCGAACCGGCACGGGGTTACCCCCGAGGGATTTTAAGTCCATCGACTTTTCTTTAAATTTCAATTAATTGCGGTAAAATCCTTTCCGCATTGAAATTTTCTTCACACCCTTGAAGCCCAGATTCTACAAGGGCTCATTCGAAATTGCGGAACAAGTGCCGCATCTACAACAGGCCAACGTCCTCGCCAACCATCCATCAATTTCCTCGCCTTGCAAAAATAAAGCTATCTAATCTCACCGAAACCTGTATGGTGGATTCTACTGCTTGCCCAGTTAAGCGCCCCGCCTTGATGTTCAGTCTGTTTGATCTTCATCTCATCGGTTTGCCTTCTCTCCGCATTCAGTTCTAGCGCAGGTTTATACCTGCGCACTTTCAAACATTGGAGATATACATCATGGTAACTCGCCAGACTGGTACCGTTAAATGGTTTAACGAAGTAAAAGGTTTTGGCTTCATCACCCCGGAAAGCGGTGAAGACGTCTTTGTGCACTTCCGCCAAATTGAAGCCAGCGGATACAAGTCCCTTGGTGAAGGGCAACGTGTAAGCTTCTTCGTTACCGCAGGTGCCAAGGGCCCGCAAGCCGAGCAAGTACAAGCCCTGTAAGGCTTTTGATACGATAAATAGCCCCGTACATGCGGGGCTTTTCAACACTCGCTCCAGTACAAATAGCGTATAGCAGATCAAATTGGCCGTGAGCCCCCTCCCGCCACCGCTAATGGCGAACAGGAATTATCCTGCTCCGTATTTAAGGAGCGCTAAATTCATGATTACCCGCCAATCAGGAACTATCAAGTGGTTCGATCAAAGCAAAGGCCGGGGTTGGATCACACCCGAGACAGGGCATGACGCCAACGCCCCTCTTCATTTCTTCCTCTGTCTTAAAAATCCGAGAGGCTACCAGGGCGTAACTATCCGGGCCTTCCCCCAGAGGCTTCAAACCTCGATATCGAACTGGGGGAGCTGCGGCGCCGGCCCGGTCACCAGGCCATCGCTGATGAACACCATCTGCCCGGCCGGCACCGCCGCGCCCCGAGCCGCGATCACAACGTTGTTTCGCAGGCGGACGCGGCAGGTGCCGGCGCCCTCGTCGACATCGATCACCTCCCCCACCGTGCGCGCGCCGCCCGGTAAGAGCCCGATGAACCGACGCCAGGGGTTGACCGTCGCCATCAGGAACCTCCCGGGTAGTGGCGCTCGATGCGCAGGGTCTGCCACACGCGGCTAGCCCCTACCCCCTCGGCCGAGATATCGGTGGCCAGGCAGAGCCCGCGCCAGGTCGCCTGTTCGTCCCTCACCTCGACCAGCATTCCCGGCAGCACCAGGCCCGGTACCCCATCATCCTTCTGAAACAGCGGGATACGCCGCGTCTCGATCGCCTGGTTGCCGCCCTTGGACAACTCGCAGATCCCGCGCGAGCGTGCCACCTCGGCGCCGGTCATCCAGTCCTCCATAACATCAGGCGCCGACTCCTCGCCGGCGGTACCGGCGCGCCGCACCTGCACGCTGACGCCGTAGCTGGTACCGCTGACGTAGACGAAATTCCATGCCGGCTGGGGACTCCACTCGCTGCCCCACTCGGCGACGATGGCGGCCGGGATGATCCGGTCGGGAATTGCGGTGTCCCAGTACCAGGTCGCCTCACGATACCGCGGCAGGATCGTCACCGAGTCGTCCATCAGGCCCGGACGGACGATGCCGCCGGCGACCTCGGCCAGCTTGACGATGACCTGCATCGGCGTCTGATCCTGATAGCTGAAGGCGCCGGCCGGCAGCGTCCAGTCCGGCGGCCCCATGTTCTCGGCGTCCCAGGACACTGAAAAGCCGGTGTACTGCAACTGGTCGTCGACAACCTGACGTGCGTTCAGCGGCGCCGTGTTCACCGCGCTGCGCTTCGGCGCATAGGGCGCGTCAAGCAGTTGGGTGCGGCTCGCGCCGCTGATGGTGTAGCGCTCACTCGGATGCTTGCCGCTGCCGCTGTAACGCTCGACCAGAAACCGCCAGGTCCAGCCGTTGATCTCCAGTTCTACCGTCTTCGGCCCGTTGGCATCCGGCGCCGCCAGGTCCAGCGAGGTGCGACCGAACAGGTCAGCCGAGAACGACCAGGCGAACGAGTCGATATCCAGGCCGATGCGAATGCTGGTCGCATCCAGCGGCGTGCGACTCGGCAGCACCACCAGGGTGACCGTGTTTCCTATCATGTAGGTCTCCAGTATCTCGGGCTCGGTGGGTGGATCTATCGGTACCACCGGCCCCGGATAGTCGGGGTAGACAATGCCCGTCGGCACCGGATCGGTCGGCCGCCCCCACGCCCAGGGAATCCGCCGCAACGCATCGAAGCGGGTCGGACTGCCGTAGCTGCTGCGCGCCCCGGCGTCCACCGGACGGACACCACGGACCGGCGCCACGTAGCGGAAGTCGAAGAACACGTCGGGCGTGTTCGCTGGGGTGTAGCGGGTCGGGCCGAAATTGAAGTCGAGCAGCCCGGTCGGGATGTAGAGACTGGCACGCCTCTCCGAGAGCGCATCGCGGAAGCGGTCGAACTCGGCCGAGCGCCGCCAGCCGGGTGGACGGCCGGCGTCCTTGGCCGCGGGGCGCGGGTTGTAGATCAGCGACAGGCGCCGATCACGCGGACGCAGCGTCCGATCCCAGCCTAGCTCTCTCTCCACGTCCAGCATCCGGGTGCTGTCCCAAGCGCTGCGGGCTGCCGCGTTGCGCTGCTCGGCGTGCTCCCAGCCACTCCCCCAGCCCGCATCACGCACCGGTACACCGGACCAGCCACTGGCGCAACGCCGTGCCAGTGGTCGGCCGGAGCCCCACAGCCCGCCGCTACGCGCATCGGCAAGCACCAGGCGCTGCCAGCGCAGCGGGACGGCGCGCACGGAAAGCGGCGCCGCCCTCTGCCAGGGGGCGCCGAAACTCGCATTGATCATAGAGCCTCGACAGGAAAGGGCCCGTGGCTGAGCGGGCGGTAGTAACGCGTCGCCTGCAGACGGGCCGTGCCGACCTGGCGGCTGGGGTTGTCGCCCTCAATCGGCCACCACTCCGGCTCTGACGGCGGCAGTACCCCGGCCTCGGTCACCTCGTAGAGCCAGCCAGAGAAGATCGTCGGACGCACGCGCTGGCCCAGGCTGACGGCGAGACGCGGCTCGAACACCGCGCCCCAGTCATCCAGCCCCATCGCGTAAGTGGTCCCGCCGGCCGTCACCTCCAGGGCGATCTCGGCGCGCCCGGACTCGGCCGTCTGCCCCACGCCGGCCACCCGCCATTCGCCATCGAGCTTGCGCTCGATGACCACCACCTGGCGCGCCGCAGCACCGCCGTCGACCGTGACGACCGCCCGCACCTTCGCCGGATCGGTCGGATCTCGACCGCCCGAGCCTTCGGTCAGGTCATAGGACAGCAGGCGCGTATCGGCATCGAGGACCGGCCAGCGAATGATCCCCAGGCGCGGGTCGCCTTCGTCGGTGACCTGGATCACGAACTGTCCGCGCAGGCCCGATGCCTCGAAGCGCTGCACCGTCTCGCCCTCGTAGACCTGGAAGGTCGCCGTCATCGCGGTCGCGGTGACCACCGTCCCGCGATACAGCGTGGCGATCTTGCGCGCCGGAGTCTCCTCCCCTTCGCGGGTGACCTTCACGGCGAGGGTCTGGTAGATCGCCTGCCCGGCCCCCGACCAGGCGACTGCCACCGGCGGGCGAAGGGTCTTCGGCCCAATGCCAAACCGCTGCAGCCAGGTATCGGGCCGGACCTGGACCGGCGGCACCACCTGCAGCATCAGCGCGCTCATGCTGGCCACCACGCCGGATCCACAGACAGGAACCAGAGCCCCCAGCGGTCCATATGCACATGGTAGGTCTTGCCATCCATCTGGACTGCCTCCGCCACCGCCGTTGCGCCCAGGGACAACCCCAGCCGCTCCAGCAGATGTCCGTGGCGGTAATGGCCCAGGATCGGGTCGAAACACACACCCTTCAGGCGGCCGACGTAGTTCGCGCCATTCGTCACATAGGGCTGCTGCATCCGCCAATAGGGTGGATTCTCTCCCTCCGTCCGGTCGTAGTAGGTGCTCTGATACTGCATCTGGTCCATCAGCGCTCCTACGCTGGGACCGCCACCCTGGATGATCTCTCCCGAGCGCTGGTCACGCAGCGAACTGAAGCCACTCCCGAAGGACCAGTTTCGGCTGTACCCCGTTGTGTTCTGGTAACCCTGGGCACCGCCGACGGCAATAAACCCCTGAACGCCGGAGGCGCCGCTGAAGCTCTCGTACTGCCCGACGTAGAGGCCGAGCTGGTACGCCTCGCTCGTGTTTTCGTAACCGGTGGATTGGAGGACGCAGAAGATGAACGTCTCGGCGTCCGCACAGATCTGCCAGTACGTCGCATGGTTCCAGTACATGTACCCCAGGTAGATGACATGAGCGTCATTGCTGGTGGGATTGGTGTCAGCCGACCAGGTACGTGACCGCGTATTGACGCCCTTTGGGAGCGGAGTGCTGATATCCAGCATGCCCTCATGCACATAGACTGCGATGTAGTCGTTGACGCTGCCGCTACCGGGTAAGTGCCTGTAGAACGTCACCTGCGCGCAGTTGGACGCCGGGGCCAGGGTGATGGCGGTGTCGAACTCGCTTACCACGGTCCACCCTGCCGGTGGCTTGTTGCCGTAGCCATCGACCAGCGCCGCGCGCAAGTAGCTCTTGAACTTCTGGAACGGCGTCACCGCCGACGGGAACAGCGCCGGCGGTGCGCCGGCGTCTCGATAGCTGTACTGTCGAGCGGTCATCAGTCCGCGTCTCCTCTGATCTGCAGGTGGAACTCATCGTCCTCGACGGTGCCCTTGCCACTCAGCACCGTCCGCACGATCCACATCGGCCCCAGGCACGAGTCGGTGTTGAAGCGCACCGCGTTGCCGGCCGCCCAGCCACTGCCCCAGCCTTCCTTGCGGATGGTGAAGTACGGCGTGTTCGTCTCCGGGTTGATCGGCGCCGTGTCGGTGGTGGTAGTGCCGTTGGCGATGACCCCCAGCTTCTCCTCCACCACGCTGAAACTGGTCGAGGAGTTGAACACCAGCGCCCACTTCGCATCGATCGCACCGCGGTTGGCGATCAGCGGTGGATAGGCGAGGCTGTTGTAGTTGGCGGTGGTCCCGTCGCCCTTGGGCTCGTCGGTCCAGTTCGGCGAGCCGATATCCCAGGTCCGCTGGGTGAACCAGTGGTGCAGCCGCGCCTGCAGGTCGCCCCAGCTCAGCGCACTGGACGCCAGCGTTTCGCCCGCCGGCAGATCCCAGGGCAGCGGCGAGGAGATTCCCAACTCGCCGTTCACCTGAACCTCGGTGCAGAGGGTCATGTGCTCGACCCGGTCGCGCACCACCAGCGGTAGGGTCAGCGGGTTGCCCTCGGCATCCTGCAGGACCAGCGGGTTGGCCCAGGTCACCCGGCCGCGCTCCAGATCGACGCTGTAGCCTGCCGAAGCCAGTTCCACCGCGTTGGCGTCCACCACCTTGATCTCGGCCTGCTGGTCGCGGCCGAGCTGCAGCACCCCGCCAGCTTGAGGACTCGGCACCGTGGTCTCGGCGGTATGGGCAACCACCATCACGTCACCCTCGCGGAACACTGGCACCCGCCCGTCCGCCGGCAGTCGCACCGGGTCCAGGCCCAGCAGGGTGGCGTCCAGCGGCAGCGAGGTGAAGACGACCGCGTTGTAGCGCAGCAGCAGCGGAATCACCGGGATATCGCTGGCCCCAGTGGTGTCCTCCAGATTGCTGGTGAAGCGCAGCCGGACGATGCCGGTCACGATATCGACGCTACCCTTGATCACCGCGCCATTGAGCTTACCGTTCGCGTCCGCCGTGGTGGTCACGATCTGCGCGGTATCCAGGCGAACCGCCGTCACCTGCAGGCTCGCAGAACGCAGCGGCGCCCCCGGCGTGCGGAAGGTCATGCTGGTGACGCTGAAGCCGGCGTTGGTGGTCAGGCAGGCCAGCAGCGTGACCGTCGGCGCCGCCCCCGAGCCATAGGTATTCAGCGTCGCGGTACGGCCGGCGTAGTCCACCGAGCCGACGGCGATGCCGGCGTTGGTGCTGCTGTTGATGTTCTTGTAGAGCACACCGGAGCGGTCGACGTAGACCTCGCCGGCCCAGGTGAACACCAGCGAGCCCGGCAGGATCGGCTCGGCCACACCAGGCAACAGGTCCAGGGTCACCGGAGCGACGGTCTGCGAATCGGTCTGCTCGCCGTACTCGACGCCGCGGCTCTGCGCGCGCACGCTCAGCGTGCCGCCGAACCCCTCCAGCAACGTGGTATCGGTGGCCACCAGGCGCAGCTTCTTCATGCCGAAGTTGTCGACCGTGTCGGTGTAGTAGGTGTACTCCTTGAACACGTAGTTGCCGGCCACCTTCAGGCTGAATTCGCCGGTCTCGTAGTTGATCGTCCCGGCGCGCCCGGCCCAGCCACCGGCGGCGTCGTCGGTCACCGAGTTGTCCACGGTGATCTCCGATTCGAAGATCGGCAGCGCCCCGGTGCCCATGTCAGCACCGAGGGTCGGTGCCGCCTGGCGACGCTTGGTGATCCACGATAGGCGCACGCTGCCCGCCTTGAGCGGCGCCCCGGGGAGAGTGCCGATGCACATGCCGGTGCTGTCGGAGGTCACCGCCAGCGGGCTGTCCGTCACGCTGCCCTGCTGGTAGGTATGCACGATCCCACTCCCGGCATCCGGGGTGGCGCTCAATTCCATGCTGACCTTGCCGTCGGCATAGTTGATCTGGCCGCTGCCACCGGTACCGCTGAGCGAGCCGTTGCCGCTATCGAGCACGGTGCGCTCTACCCCGCCGACCTTGAACGTCGCCTTGTAGGAGCCGGGCAACAGCCCCTGGTGCGGCAACGTCCGGTTGATCCGCGCGCGCGCCTGCACGCTGGTGCCGGTGCGCTGGGTCAGCGCCGCATCGTTCTGCCCGACGTAGGCGTAGATCAGCGAACTCCCCACGTCCGGCAGCGCGCTCAGGGTGATGGATACCGAGCCGGTCGCGAAGTCCACCGTGCCGGTGCCTTCCCCGGCCAATTCGCCGTTGCCCTGGTCGCGGATCTCCTGCCATTTGCCCAGGGCGAGGAACGAGACCACCAGGGTGCCCGGCTGGGGCGGCGCTTCGGACAGCGACAGGGTGTAGACGAAGCCGCGGTTGCCCAGTTCGATAGGGATCTCCCCGGTCACCGCTTCGCCCGTCGCCGCCGCGGCAGGCTGGTAGGTGGCGCTCGCTGTCCCGCTCCAGCCGCTGCCGGAGGCCGCCATCTCGATTGCGCCGCTCTCGTAGTCGACGGTACCGGTGGCAATCCAGTTCGAACCGCTGATGTAGCGCAGGCCTCCCTTGCGGTCGTCGGCGAACACACCGCCGCCGGCGCTCAGCGACAGCGAACCCGGCGCGCAGCCGGTGCCGAGGAACGTCCGCGACCTGCCGCTACCTATGTTCGCGACATTCAGGTTGACCGTCCGCGCCGGCCCGGCCGCAGCGAACAGGCGCCGCTGGTAGCCGGCCAGTTGGTCGACCAGCGCGTTCTCCCTGGTGGTGCTGGGCACCAGCTGGGAATAGACCGACTTGACCCGCAGGCTCAGCGCGCCGCGGCTGACAGCCTCGGCCAGGGGGCTGATGCCGTAGTACCGCGCGGCATCGGCGACCTGGGTGCTGAGCACCTGGCTTTTCGGGCTGGTGGTACCGCCTGGCGTCACCTGGCCGCCGGGGAAGGTCGCGCCCAGTGGCGCGCTGATCGACAGGTCCAGCCGGCGCCGGGTGAAGTTCACGAAGTTGCCGTTGCCGTAGTCGTGGGCGAACTGTTCCAGCCGCGCCTCGACGTCGGTGATGCGGACATACTGCGAGCGCGACTCGAACACCAACTGATAGACCTCGCCGATCTCGGGCAGCCGCTGTTCTTCGCGCTGCACACAAGCGATGGCGCGCTGGCCCTGCAACTGGTTGCCCAGCAGTTCGAACGAGGCAGACACGGCCGGCACCACGAAGGACTCGATGGCGTTGCGCGCGTCGCGGCGCTCATCGGTCTGGCTGCCGGTGTTGAACAGCAGCACTGAGACACGCGGATCGGCCGGCGCCCGCGTGACGATGGCATGAGCGCCCAGGTACGGCTCGGCGCTGTTCGAGCTGATGCCGGCGAAGGCCTTGCGCAGGTTGATCCGGCCGATGGTCCGGTCCAGGCGCGAGATATCGGGAAACAGGTTGTTGATCTCGCGATCCACCACGGCTTGCCCGGTGGCACGGCCGCCGCCGTCGTCCTCATCGGTGAGGCGCTGGGATTTCAGCAGCTTTACATCATCGACGGTGATCGTCATGGAACACTCCAGCCAGAAAAGAAAACCCCGCCGAGGCGGGGTGTGGGATCAAGGGTCGGGGGTGGGCGGCGCCGGGGGCGGCGCTACGGTGAGCAGTCGCAACGTCACCAGGTAGTCGGCGTCCGGACCGGGGTTGACCTCGCGGAACAGCGGTTCGGCTTCCAGCGGCGCCCCGTCGGCGCGGTTGAAGATCACCGAGAATTCGCGGCCGTCTAGCAGCACTAGCGGCATGACCCGCAGGCGCTGGTCGCGCAGCACCTCCAACTGCCGCACGACCCACAGCGGCGTCCATACCCCTCCCCCGGAACGCAGTGTGATCGGGCGTCCATACAGCTTGGTGCCTTCCTGCACCAACAGCGCTCCGGTCAGGGAGCGTTCCTGCTCTTGTGCCACCGCATCCCAGGTGAACTCGTCCACCCATTCGAACTGGTCGCCCAGCTCCACCGCATCGAGCCTCATCGGCCGGTCCTCATGCTGGCCTGCTCGAGCACGCCGAGCAGGTTGGTTTCGTCCTGTTCGCTGGCCACCGCCACGTCAACGGCTCCCCGCGGCGTCTCGAAACGAACGACCCGGGGCGGAGGACTCGAAGCCGGCGGCGAGGCAGGCGGCGCCGCCGCGGCCTTGGCGGCGTTCTGCTCGTCCACCCGCTTCTGCTGCTCCTCTCTCTGCCGCTTGGCATCCGTCTCGGCCTGGATCTGCTGCAGGGTGGCCAGCGCCGTCATCAGGTTCTGTACCGCGTTCATGTCGCCGCTGCCCTGGGCCTCGGCCAGTTGCTGCTGCAACTCAGCCTTGCGGCTGTTGAACCGGCTGCGATCCACGGTCTCCTGCTCGCCGCGCAGCCCCGCCAGTTCCTCGCGCAGGCTGATCAGCGTCGACTTCGAGCCTTCCTTGAGCTGCTGGATCTTCTGATTGGCCGCCTCGATTGCGCTCTCCAGTTGCCGCATGTCCGAATCGTTCAGCAGGCTGAGGCCATTTCGAGCGCCCTTGGCCGCCGACACGAAGTCGCCCAGCTTCATGGTCCCGCGCTCGTAGTCGTCCATCAGGCTCTGCAGGCTGCGCTTCTGCTCCAGGTACGCAGCCTGGATCTCCAGGCTGGCCCGCTGGGTATCCATCGCCCAGCGCCCGAAACCGCTCATGCCCACGCCCGACTCGGCCTTGATCCGGGCCAGTTGCTCACTGACCTTGGCCAGGGAGCGCGAAGTGGCGTCCAGGCTGCTGGTGTCGATGCTGAGATCGACGGTGGAGATCCCACGCATCGCATCGAAGGCGTTCAGCGCTTCCTGGCTCAACTGCGCAACGCCCTGCCGCGCGGTGCTCAACACCCCACCGAAGAACCCTTCGAAGGCGCCCATGTCGTCCTTCGTCGACGCTACTCCCTTGCGGGTCGCCTCCATCGATTCGCCAATGGCCTTGCGCTGGTCCGAGAGCGATTTGGCCGCCTTGTCCGAGGACTCCGCGACCGCCTGCATACCCTTGGCGCCCTCCTCGCCGGCCGCCTTCAGTTCCTTGACCTTGGCGGACAGCTTGGTCTGTTCCTGGTTGAACTCCCGCGCGCTGATCGTGCCGTCGTTGTACAGCCGGCCCAGCGCCGTCCGGATGTTCTGGATATCGACCGTGGTCTTCGCGCTGCTGATCGCGTCCTGGACCTGCTTCAGGTTCTCCAGGCCGGTACTGAGGTCAGACACCCCCAGGGCGGCGCCGCTGGCGGTCGACTTCAGTTCGGTCAGCTTCGCGTTGAGGACACCGGCGCCGTTCGCATACTCCTGCTGGCTCAGCGTGCCAGCCTGGTAGGCCTTGAGCATTTCCCCCTGCAGGGCGGTTAGTTGCTCGGTGGTCTTGGCCGCGCTGATCTGGTCCAGGGCATTCTGCAGGCTGGTCACCGCCTGCACCGACTCGGCGGCCGCGCTCTTCGCACCCGCCTTCAGGTCGGTGAAGGTGTCGGTGATCGCCTGGCTCTGCTGCTGTGCGGCGGAGGCGGTAGCCGTGGTGCTGGTGTCCCAGGCATCCGCGATATCCTGCGCGTCCTGCTGGATCTGCTGGCGAAAACCCTCGCTCATGCTGCTGAGCAGGTCGTGGACGCCGGCGACGGAACTGCGGAGGCGCTCCCCACCCAGCGCCGCCGGGATCTTCTCCGCCACTTTCTCGATGCCGGCGACCATCAGCGACAGGGTGCCGGTCCAGGCCAGGGCGATAGCGCTGATGCCCGAGGTGACACCGTTGAACAACGTCCGGAACGGCGCGATGAACAGTTGCACCCGCGAGGCCATGTCGTCCAGCTGGGTGCTGAAGCTGCTAAGCCAGGCCGAGGTCTTGTCGATCAGGGTGCCGAAATCGACGTCGGCCAGGCGCTTGATGAAGCGCTCGACCCATTCCGAGCCCTGGACGAAGGCATCCGACAGCCCCTTGGCCAGCGTGTCGAGGCGCCCGTCCTGGTCCATCTGCGCGATGGTATCGCCCAGTTCCTTCAGCTTGTTCTTGACGTGGTCCAGCGCGCCGGCGTTGGCAATGCGGTTGAGAAAGTCGGCCGCAGTGTCGCCGAGGTTGCTGACCAGACCGGTCAGGGTGCTCATGGCCTTGGCCGCGGCCCCTTCGGAGCTGCGCCCCATTTCGTCGACCAGCGCCTTGATAACGTCCCGGCCAAGCTTGCCCTTGCTCGCCAGATCCTGCAGCTGCGCGGCATTCTTGCCGGTGACCTTGGCCAGCATGTCCCACACCGGCACGCCACGCTCGACCAGTTGCAGGATCTCCTCGGTCTGCAGCTTCTGCTTCGCCCAGGCCTGGCCGACTGCCGTCGTGATGCCCTCCAGGCGCTCCATGCCGCCGCCCAGCTTCTCCGACTGGTCCTCGATCGCTTTCAGCGACCCATCCATCGGGTCCAGGCCGTAGGCCTTCAGCAGCGCGAAGGCGTCGGTGACGTCGCTCAACTGAAGCGGCGTGTCCTTGGCAAAGGTCTTGATCCAGGCGGTTGCCCGCTCACCTTCGGCAACCGAGCCCATCAGCGACGTGAGCCGGTTCTGCAGGTTCTCGAACTGGTCGCCGGTGGTCAGCATCGAGACGATGCCATCACGCACCAGGCCGACTCCACTGCGCACCAGGTTCAGCGCCGCCTGGATGCCGACGAAGGCCGCGGCGTAAGCGGCTGCCTGGCGAACGCCGGACGACATGGCCTCGCGCAGCGCCGTCACGCGCGAGGTGTGGCCAGCCGCCTCCCGCGCCGCTCGCATCTGCGCACGTTCCAGCTCGCGGATCTCGCGGCTGTTCTGCGCGATGCTCTCGCGGGTGTTGTCGACCACCGACGCCAGCCGCCGCTCCTCGTTGGCAAGCTGCCCGGTATCCACGCCCGCCGCCCGCGCCGCACGTTGCTGCTCAGCGTGCCGAGCGGTCAGTTGGTCAAGGGTCCGACGCAGACCCGCTGCGTCCCGCTCCGCGATCTGCAGGGACACGGCCAGGCCCCGGCTCCCAGGGTTGCGGTCCAACGCCTCGCGCAGGTCCGCAATGGTACGGTCCACCCGCTGCACCGACGTCTGCGTCTGCGCAATGGCGCGCTCGGTAGTTCCGAGCGTGGTCACCAGACCGCGGGCACCCTTCGCATCGTCCAACTGCCGGTTCAGGTTCGCCGCCGTGGTGCGCAGCCCTTCCAGCGCCTCGGTCGACTGCTGGGCGGCGGGCGACAGTTCGTCCCGGCCGCGAAGAACGAACTGGATCAGGCGCTGCATTGGGCTCGCCATAAGAATCTCCGGACAATAAAAAACCCGCCATATGGCGGGTTAAGATCAGAACTGGCTATTACTAGCTAACTCTCTTGAGCCACAAAAAATTACGCCCCACTAAAAGTCTCTGAATGATACAACCTCGTCCCAACAGAGAAACCAAGAACTTACTTACAAACCATTTAAAAGAGCCTCCAGCATGGAAATACTGGAGGCTCTATAAAGGCTAATTTTTTAGAAGTCAGCCTTCGCGAACGAGAGTCGCTGCGGGATCCATTGCTGAGCCTGCGAACCGTTGAACTCGTAGAGCCAGATCGGGTTGCCGTCTTTAGTTACACGATTCTGGTTGTCGATACAGAGCCCCGGTTCGGGGACGCTCAAGATGTAGAGCGGTTTCGTCACCATATCGAAGCGTTGGCTCTTCGAACTCGAATTCACGACAGCCAGCGTCAGGATATTCTGTGGCGAAACCTTCCCACCCTGCGGGTCAATCGCCAACTGGCCGCCGCTTGAGTTCAGGGTGATCACCCCTGTGTCCTGATCGACATCCCAAAGGATGAAGCGATATGGCGTGCCTTGCGCTTTCCGCAGTACGACTTTGGCGCCGGACTGCTCATCGGAAACACCCAGCACATAATCCTTATCTTGTGCATATTGGAACAGATAAGTACCCATTTGCGATGCTCCTTGCATAGCGAATAGTTATTAGCCCTACACTCGACAGGCAGGACCACCGAGCCGTTTCCAGGCTCGCAGAACTAAACCTAGCCAAATATAAATAAGACACCCCTACCAGAAATATGGGGGTTAACACCAAATAACAGCAATACCTGGGCACCCTATTTATATTCGCAATATTGGAGAGACTTTATATTACCTCTCTAAAAGTAACTTTTTATTTCCATTCTTATCCTGCTAGATCCATCTGGCAGAACTTGGAAATGTCGGTCGCGGTCACCCGCGAATCTGCGAGCAGTTCCGCCGGGCCGGTGAGCTTGGCGTATTCCTGGCCCAGCACCGCCAGTTCCTGCAGGAGGCCGAACTTGACGCGGCGAGGACGCAGCGCGAACGGCTCGCCCGACTGCGCGTCGTTCAGGCCAGCGATGAACAGCTCCAGCTCCTTCTGCGAGCCGTTGAGCATATGCACCGCCCGGCTCGGGCGCGGCGTGTAGCTGACCTTGATGCCGGTTGCATCGATCTTGCCGCCGCTCAGCACCTGGATGCCGTGAGGTACCAGCAGGTAGTCCGTGCCCGGGGCCACCTCGACGTCCCCCGCGGTCTTCACCGTCACGGGCTTGGTCAGGTCCGGCAGGTACTTGAACGGGATCAACTCCAGCGCAACCCCCTGAGAGGTATGCGCCTCGTCGGTGATCGCGGCGGTGGGCGCCACCTGGATGGTGGAGCGCGTCACCAGGGCGACATTCTCGGCGGTCAGGTCGAACATTCCGATGGAGGACGTCACGTCGGTGACGCGCTCGCGGACGTTGCTGTTGCCGCCGCCTCCCATGTAGTTGGGCAGCGTCTTGCGGTCGGTGGCGAAGCTGATGTTGAAGGTGTCGCAGTTGCCGAGCGGCAGGAACGGTTCCTGCGATCCGTACAGGCGGGCATGGATGATGCCCTCGCCGATGAACGAGCGGTCGATGGTCTGGAGCATGGGGCTCTCCTGATGGGTTCGGGTGGGTTACTTCTGGTCGCCGCCGGTCGGCTCGGCGGTGGCTGCCGGAATCGGCGCCTTGGCCTTGGCCTCGGTGGCGTAGCCCTTGCCCAGGGCATGGGCAGCTACGGCGGCGGTAACGCTGATGGCGCCCTTCGACGCCGGGTAGTGGGTCGCGTCGAGCCCCTCGCGGTAGTTGAACGGCCTGGTAACGATGATCTCGGGCATGGAGCCCTCCGGAAATGTAGAGGCCGCCCGGAGGCGGCCTGGTGGATGGGTTACAACTGCTGCGAGTAGCTGACCTGCAGAGGGATGGCTCGATAGGCCCAGCGCCGGCCGGGCTCGGGCAGGCGCACAGCGGATGCCGGAAAATCGACACGGACCAGGCCGGGCACCGTCAGCCCGGCCTTGTGGCCCTTGAGCACCCGCTTGATCGCCAGGCGCGCCTCGCGCAACGCCTGGGCGGCGTCCCTGCCGCGCGCCATCGGGACGATGTTCACGGTCCACTCCTCCACGACACTGCCCGGCGACCGGTCTCGTTCCACGGTGTCCCCTTCCTGCAGGATGATCAGCCGTTCGGGCTCGTCGCTGTCCTCGGCGTCGAGCACCCCGGCCACCCAGTCCTCACGGACGGCGTCGCCGAACGCCGGTACCGCGGCCAGCAGGTCCAGCAGTTGGCCGATGACCGCGGTCTGTACATCGATCACGTCGCTCATTCGGGCACCACGTAGAAAGTGATCCAGTCGCCGTCGTCGGCATGGATGCCGTCGATGCGCCAGACCTGGCCATCGGAATCGAGGAACGCCCCCTTTCGATCAAGGGGCTGCAACACGGCCTTGCGGCACGCAATGGTGCGGTACCGATCCAGGGCGCCGGCCTCCATGCGCTCAACACCTTCCTCAACGATCACCGCAGCATTGCCGACCTGCCGGCCAGAGCGGTCCAGGTAGCCAAACTCACCATCGCCGAGGACGTCGGCGATGATCTCGTCCATGTCGGCGACCAATTGGACAAAGCCAGCCACTACTTCACCAACTTGATGACTGCGCGAGGGCGGGTGCAAATATGCAGAGGGTTCGACTGCGCTTCGCCAGCCACGCCCTTGTTGAACGGCATGACCTCCTGCTTGGCGTAATACGGCAGGCCCAGGGTGTTGACGGTCTCCATGTAGTTGGCCGGCGCGAAGATGCTCAGGAACAGCTCCGGCACTCCGATAGGCACAAGCCGTGCCTCATCATCTGGGATGAAGGAGCGACCGCCCACCTTGCCGCGGTAGCGCTCCCAGATCACGCCGCCAAACTCAAACTCCTCGCGTGCATCACCGCGCAGTTGGGAGGCCTGCATGGTGTTGAGGTAGGTCTCCTCCACCGACTTGTGGGTGATCAGCGCATTCCAGAAGTTCTTCCCACAAAGCGCGCGCGAGCCGCTGCTGGGGATGTTGCCCAGGGCATCCTCCTGCGCGTCCAGTGCTTCGCCGGCCTTCAGGCGTACCTTGGTGGTCGCGCTACCTAGCTCCATCTGAACGACCTGAGCACTGATACCGAAGCGGTCGTAGAGGTCGAGCAATACAGTGCTGCCGTCGGCATCGAGGATGGTACCGAGCACCGCGCCCATCCGCTGGTGCTCGTGAGTGGCGTCGAGCTGGCGACGCATCTTGCCCAGGCGCTTGTTCACCACGTCCTGCACAGCCTGCAATTCGGTTTGCTCGCCAAAGGCGCGAATGCCTTGGATCTCGTCGGCCAGGATGGTGAAGGTCTGTGGCAAGTGCACATTGTTGAACGGAATCAGCACGCGCTTGCTGCCAGTTACCACCAGGCCCGGCGCGCCGCGATCGGCGGCCGGCACCAAGTGTAGGGTGTCTCCGTCCTTCTCGATCTGCTGGGTGATGGTGGTGCTGCCCTCTTCCTCGAAGAGTCCCAGAGCCGCCAGACGGCCAGGCACCTCGGGGGCTTCGTTGATCGCAGCGGTGAGGGACGAGACGCTGAACGCCTCGTCTTCGAAGACGTTGATGTCAGCCATTGTTTACTCCATAGAAAATGAAAAGCCCCGCGGGTGCGGGGCTTCGGGAGGACTCAAAGGGGCCGGTCAGTACGGCGTACCGGTGCGGACAATGAGGTTGCGGGCCTTGAGGTCGCCACGGGCAGCGTCGTTCAAACCCGTCAGCGCCACATCGATCACCTCGGCCAGACGAGCAATCACGGTCACCGCCTGAGGATCGGGCGAGGCCGGCTTGGGCGCATACAGGATCGCCACCGCCACCTCGGTGCCATCTGTGGCCGCATCGTCGTAGGGCGCGTATTGGCCCGACGCCGTGACGATACCCAGCACCTGGCCGGCTGGCAGGGCCTTCGCGGTAGCGGCCAGGGTCACCTGTTCGCGGGAAATGGAACCGGCCCCCTCCGAGAGGAGGAACTCACCGGCGTGAAAGCCTTCGGTTTTGGTCATCATGCTTCTCCTTTCGAAGCCTTGGGTTTAGCGGTTTGGGCAGCCCGACGCGCGGCGTACACCTTCGACGGCGTCGCAGCCCTGGCCTTGCTGGGGGGCGTCGGATCATCCTCGAGCGGCGGGGTGTTGATGATTTCGCCGAAGCCGTTGCCAGCCAGCTTGTCGAACAGCCTGGCGCGTACGGCGTCTGGTTCGAGGCCAGCTTTCACATAGTCGGCGGCAAGTTCCGGCAGGCGCGCACTGACGCACAGATCGCGGACCGCCTTGGCCCGGGTGACCGCTGCATCAATGCTCGCCTCGTCTTTCAGGTTTCCTGCCAAGGTCAGAGCCTCCACGAGGTTACGGATACCGGCCTCCGAGCAGCTACGGATAATCCGTGCTGCCAGGGCGGCGGCAGTGGGCTGGGTTACAGGGGGTTCGGGATCAGGTTCAAGAACAGGGTCCTCTGTCGGTGCAGGTGTATCGCTCAGCGGCGGCTTATCGAGTTGAGCAAGCAGCGTCTGGGGAGTATTGCGGTATTTGCGCAACGCACCGCCATCGCCCACCACCGCCTTCACAGCCACCCCGTCCAGCACCTCGTCGCAGAAACCAAGCGTCGTGGCTTCACTCGCCGTCAGCCAGGTCTCGTCCTTGATCATCTGCCGGAGCTCACCATCGTCGATCTCGGGCGCCTTGCGCTTGTAGGAGGCGACGATGGCTTCCAGCGTCTGGTCCAGCACCTCGGCCACCTTGCGCAGATCGTCGGCATCGCCGCCGGCCCAGGTCCAGGGGTTGTGGATCATCAGCATGGAATTGGAAGCCATCTCCAACCGATGCGCGCCGCAGGCCGCCACGCTTGCCGCACTCGCCGCCAGTGCATCGATGCGGGCGGTACAGCGCTCGCCCAGGCGGTTGAGCACGTTGTGGATCGCCAGTCCGTCGAATAGGTCGCCACCAATGGAGTTGAAAGCCACCAGCACTGGCGAAGAACCATCGTCGACGGCCTTCAGGTCCTGGATAAACTGGTTGGCCGTGATCCCCCAAGTACCAATCTCACCGTAGATGTAGACCTCGATGGCCTGGTCCGGCTCACCCTCGGCTGCAGCCTTAATGCGGTACCAGGTCTCGTCCTGGGGCGCCGGTACATCCGGGATCTTGTTGAAAATGTGCAGGCCGAGTGCAAGCGCCTGCGCACGAAGCGCTGATTGTTCGGTCATGGTGTTTCCTCATCGGCGGGATCCGGCGACCCCGGAGCCGTTGTGTAGTTGAGACCAAGCACGTGGGCACGTGTCTGGTCTGCCGCGTTTTCTTCGTCGATGGTTTCCGCGTCATAGCCCTTGCGCAGCACTACCTCGCTACGCGAGGCCAACCCCGCCTGGATCTCTAGAACCTTGCCCTGCACGTCCTGCACTGGGTGGATGTAGTCCCACCCCTGGGGCACCCAGCGAGTGCGCAAATACTCGCGCCGTCGGCGTGCGTAGTCGGGTAGATCCAAGGCACCGGATAAGTACGCCATGTCCATCCACGCCGCCCTCACCGGTCGACAAAGCTGGTGGATGTAGACGCTGAACTGAAGCTGCTCCAGGCGCCGGCGAAACTCGTTGAGCACTACCCTGATCACCCGGTCATTTACGTTCCTCAGATCGCCGGTGAACAGCTCGTAGGGCACTCCAGTTCCCATCGCCGCAGCCTGGAGTTGCTGCCGCATGAAGTCCGGATAGTTGTTACCAGCCTCCGGCGGCTTGGAGAACTCCACTTGCTCGCCTGGCAGCAATTCCTGCATGGTGCCCGGCTCCAATCCCACCATCGGCGTGAAGCCGTCACCGTCCATACGCACCGGTCCACCGTTGATGGGATCGATGGGAGGCAAGTCGCCTGGGCTCGGCCGAGTAATGAATCCGGCGAACAGATTGGCTACCTCCTGGCGGAACAGCACCGCATCGTCGAAGTTGTCCAACGAGCGCAGCCGCAGTAGAACCCGAGACAGTCGGGGAACCCCCCGCAACTGTCCTGCCTCCAACGGCTCGAAGACGTGTAGTACCTCGCTGGCCGGCACCCGCACCAGTTGGTTGTAGCCCGCCGCCATCACTGCGCTGTCGCCGGGGTGACGCCGATACATCCAGTACGCCACCCGCTTGCCCAGGGCGTTGAACTCAATGCCGGCCCGGATCAAATTACCATTGCGTGCCACCTCGTTCTTCTCGACCGGAACGAACTCGGCAGGCAGCAATTGCAACTGCAACGGCACGGCTAGGTCGTCCTCCGGCCGCCTCGGGCGCAGACGAATAAAGCACTCGCCGCTCTCCTCGACCATTCGCGCCGCCAGTGCCTGCTGTCCATAGAAGTCGGTCCGCTCGTCGGCATCCGACTCGTCGGTCCAGTCCAGCCAGAGCTCCAGCAACAACCGCCGCAGCGCCTTGTCCTGAATCGTCGGCATTGGCACGATGCCGGAACCAATGAGGTTGCTCACCCGTGTGTCGATCGCACCACCCGCGTAGGGGTCGTTGCGCGTCGCAGCTCGGGAGCGCTTGCGTAGCAGTGGCAGTGCAGGGAGCGACAAGGTATTGATCGAGCCCGGCGGCGCATCCCAGTTCTGCGCGCGGCGGCCTGTTCCGGCACCGTCATAGCTGTTCTTAATCCGGTCTGGAAGCATGAAGCCCGCCCGGGTCAGATGAGGATACCTGGCCATCACACCCCCTTCCCGGCAGGGTACAGCCGACACACCCGGGAGCGCCGACCACTGAGCGCCGACTCCTGTCCCGCATCTGCCACGTACTGACTTTCCAGCATCCGCAGACTCGCCAACTGCGCGCGCTCAAGCTTGCGACCATCCTTGGTGATGGTCTGCCCCTTGGTGAGAATGTCATGGATGGCCGCGCGCACATCCGCCAACCGTTGCTGCGCTTCGGTCATATCCGCCTCGCGTGGTTATCGACGTTGTTTCAGATAGCCGCTGCCGGAGCTGCGGCGTTTGGTGGTCGGGACCGATGGTGCAGTGGAAGTGGTGGGCGGCGTATCGAGGACCAGGCCGAAGCGCTGCTGGGCGACTCGCAGCATTGCCAGAGCGCCGACGGCGCAGTCCAGTGCCTCGTTCCGGCGCCCCTTCGCGTCCCAGCGATACACGCGCTGGCCCTTCTCGATCTTCATCACCTTGGTTTCGGCAGTGAGCTGCTTCAGTTCGCTCTCGTCGCAGATCGCGTCGCTGGCTGGCAGATGCATCACGCCGGGGAGAACCTTGCCTGGCTCGGGCTGAAGCTTCAGACGGCTGTAGATCAGCTCCTTGGCGTTGTCCGTACCGATCATCGTCAGGTAGACGCCAGCCTTGTTCTTGTTGTTGGGGAACATTGCAATGGGCTTGCCGTAGACGTTGTGCCCCTTGGTCGGGATGACCCACAACAGGCCGTGCTTCTTGCTCTCCTCGTACACCTCGTCGGTGTAGTGACCGCCGGAGTCCCATCCCCAGAGCGCAACGCGCATGCTCACACCGTCTTCACGCTGGTACTGCTGGTGGAGCTTGAGCCCGACCTTCCGGCGCAACTCGGCGCTAGCCGGGTCGCCCTGCAGAATCCAGCGGTCGACCAACCAACCTTCCTCGCCCGCGGCCCAGGCCCAGATGCGCGCCTCGTAGCGATCGTCCTGGGTGTCGATGAAGCCGGTCAGAGCGGCTACGCGCGCGGGCAGGTGCTGCCAGATCTCGCGCCGACCATAGAGGTTCTCCCACTCTAGCTTTTCGCCCTGGTCACCCTCCCAGGTTTCGCCCAAGGTGGTGTTGACGAAGGTGATCAGCTTTTCGCGGTCGCCCTTCACGTTCAGCCAGTCGCCGACCATGTCGAGCCAGGTGGTGAAGACGCTGTACGCGGTCCAGATGTGGAAAGTGACAGAGCGAGGCGTACGGGCTGGCTCGCCGTCGGCCTTGAACCAGTCCATGGAATCGTGCGTCCAGAGGCCGGTCCGCTCACAAATCCAGCGGCCATCGTTCGCAGCCTCTACCGCCTCGTGATACTCGATCACGCAGCCGTTGTGCTCGCAGGTGTACCAGGCCTTCTCCGCCTCACCCAGCGCGTTGGTCTCGTATTTGATGCCGAACGAGCAGTCCTTGCCGCCCCACTTCAGGAACTGTTCTCCGTGGCAATGCGGGCAGCGGATGTGAAAGCGCATGAAATGCGGCGACTCTTCAGCAGCCTTTGTGATCTGGCACTCGCCCACCGTCCCCGGTGTGGAACCGCGGATCGACTTCTTGAAGGTGGCCCCCTCCAGGCGCTTGTCGCCGAGAAAGGTTGGCGAGCCCTCGCCCTCAATGTCGGCGTCGAATTTCGACAGCTCGTCGTAGATGACCTCGTCGGGCGACTTCTCGCGGTAGTTTCGCGCGGCCTTACCGCCCAGGCACCAGAGCATCTTCTGGTGGCTGAACTTCTTCGCGGCGAGGGTGTTGTCCCGGTGCTTCTTCCCATACCACGGCGCGAGGGCGAGTAAGACCGGAACATCGCGGATGAACGACTCAACGTGCCGCTTCATCAGCTCTTCGGCGTCAGGGTCCGTCGGGCAGTAGCTCAGCACGTTGCGCTTTTTGTGCTGGAGCTTGTAGCCGATGTTCGCCATCAGCATCTTGGTGTAGCCGACCCGTGCAGACTTGATCAGGTTCACCACGCGGATCAGGTCGTTGCCCATCGCGTTCAGGATTCCAACCTGGAACGCTGCGGTTTCCCACTTTCCTTCCTGGTAAGAGGACTCGGACGACAAATAGAAATGCTTGTCCGCCCACTCCACCGCAGTCAGCGGTGGTTCGCGGAATAGGGACTCAAGGCCGAGGCGAACTTGCTTCTGCAGGTCATTCAGCCAAGGACTCGACATATTCATCCAGCATACCCGGGAGTAGATCGCCCAACTCGGAAGCGCGGTTGCGCGCCAGAGCGATCTCTCGCTGCAGCGCCTCGACGTGTCGCACGTCGAGGTCCGGGTGCTTGCGGCGCAACTTCAAGGGCACCGTGTCGAGAATTGAACCAATCTGGGCAGCGATCTTGCCCAGGGCGAAGACCGCAAATTCGGTAGGCACCAGATGCTTGTCGGCGACCAGGTTCTTCTTCTCCTGGGCGTCGGCCTGGGCCGAAGTGAGGCGCAGACGCTCCTGCGTCAGCTTATGTTCTGCCAGCGGGTCGATGCCTTCCGGAACATCACCGTCTGGTTGGTGTTTCCGCTCCGCGAAGTCGAGGCGGTTTTCCAGTACCGAGCGGACGTCATAGAAGGCCTCTCGGCCAATCCTTGCAACCGGCTCGACGCCCCATTTATCAAAGGCTTGCGTGCTTATACCGAGGCTCGTCGCCATCCGGCTTTTGTTGAGCCAGTGAGGCTGCCGAGTGATATCTGGTTTGCTCATAACAACACAACAACCAACCTCAGAATTTGGGCCATACATAGTGGAAAAGCGGGGTTCGAATTACCCTCTCCAAGGGCCACGCTTCAGGGGCCCCCGGTGCTTTTCGGGTAGCACGTCACGCCCTCATCCTCAGTCCTGCGGGCCGAACGTACATCCGGACTAGAAAGAGCCGAAGAGACAAGCCTCGTGGTAATGTCAATGCAGTATCACTGCCAACATGACAAGGAGACCACATGCAGTTCTTGCACAGCCGCAAATACTTGAACGAGGGCGATGTTGTCGAAGTCAACTGCTCTCATCAATGTAATGTTCGCCTTACCACCGACACGCAATTTTCAAACTTCAAGAACGGCCGCAGGCACACCTACTACGGCGGTTTTTATGAACGACTACCCGCTCGCATCACTGTGCCTCACACCGGATACTGGAACATCACCATTGACTTGGGCGGAGGATCCGCTCGCATCACCCATTCGATAACCATCCACAGCAACAGCTAGCTCCCCCCTGCATTGCGCAAGGGCCAAAGCAAGCGCCTGCTCAATTTGCTGTAAAGTTCCATCCACTCCGTAGGCTTGGCTGGTCAGCCCTCCTACGGAGTTTCTTGACCAGATCAGATCTCCTACCTCGTTTCGTACTTGAATTTCCATTACCAACTCCTCTTGTCACGAACTTGAACGCAACGCTTTCGCCAGGGCCCGCTCGATGTTCGCCTCTAGGCGCGCGTCGTCCTCGGCAACACGCCGAACGACTTCGTGAAATTGGAAGCGCACGCGGTACTGAGGCTGGCGGACGAAGGCGAGGACCATGGTCAACGTCCGTCCACGGCGCTCGGCGATGCCAATCGGTCGGCGGCCACGGTGCATCACGAAGTACGCGAGTTGGTGTCCCCTCGCCAAGGAACGCGCCGACTGGGTGGCGTTTCCTTTGAACCCCGCTCGGTATTCCAGGGCGCCCAGGCCGGAAAGGATCTGGATCATCTGGCCGCGGCTCATGTTGCCGTACTGGTCCAGCCGGGCGCCCTCCGCTGGAACCACGAACATGCCCGCCGGCAGGATGCCCCGGGCCCGGAGGTTCCGCTCCGACGCCTTGTCCACCCTCGGCCCTCCGAAGACCTGGGGAGCTACCCAGTCCTCCGGCGACTGCCCCTTCGAGGCATGGTCCTTTTCGTCCTTCACCCACAAGGCCGCCTCAAGCCGGCGTGAGGTGGCATGCAGGATGCGGATGGCGTTACGGGTGAACGGTGTCGGCCGGTCGAAGACCTGGTCGATCTCCCCGACCAGGGCCTGATTCGCCTGGTTCGCGGTGTGGTTCAAGGCGTCGGCCAACACTTTGTTCGGCAGGTCGCCACAGAGGACCCGTAGAGAGGCCACCGCATCATCGAGATCTCGGGCGGAGATACTGCCTCTCATCGCTCATCCACTCGCTGACGCTCGATGCAGTCGAGGACTTGGACTGCGCACGCTGTCAACGCAGCCTCAACAGCATCGATCGCCGCGGTTGCATCTTCACCGTTCGCTAGCGGCGGACGGCCGGGGAGCCGACACGGCGTCAGCGGGCACTTGGCCTGCTGCGCGGTAGGCGCTGGGGTCAGTGGTTTCGGGGCGGGCGTACATCCGGCCAAGGCCAGCAGGGATGCCATCACGCAGCCAGTCGCGAACAGCCTGGTCATTCTCTTTCAACTCCCGTAACGCCGCAGCATGGCGCGCGCCCTGGACCTCCAGGGCTTGGCCGAGCTGGCGGGTTTGCCGTTCGATCTCGGCGACGCGGCCGAGTTGGCGTTGCTGTTCAGCGAGGACGCCGGCCTGCAGGTCAATCAGTTGCTGGTTGCGGTCACGCTCCTGCGCCGCGACGTCAGCACGTTCCCGCTCTGCGGTCACTTGCAGGCTCAGGCGGTCCATCCGCCACATCATCCCCATCGCAACGAGCGCGACGATCAACCATGGAACCCACCTCATCACACACCCGCCAGCGCTGCGCGCGCCCATTCGAGACGCACCACTCGATCCTCAGCACCGTTGTAGCCGCCGTTGATCTTCAGAGTGATCCGCTCGAATCGGCCTTGGTCAGCCAGGTCGTTTAAACCCCGCGACTTCCACCACCACCCCGCGGCGATTGCTGCCCAGGTCCGTTGCTCCAGCAGTTCCGGTTGCGCTACCAGTGGCAGCGCCAGGGCACGTGCAGCTTCGGTGTAGTTGTCGCGGCCGGTGATCATGATCAGGCCGCGGCCACGGTATCGATACCCATCGCCCGTATCCGGCGACCCGTTGCCCATCCGGTTTGCGTAGACGCGGTTCGCGATGTGCTCGGGCTGGCGGGCGTACTGCTTCGCCTCTGCCGGCGTGAACCGCTTCGGCCAGGTCGCGAGCAGGCCCTCGGCGGAGTAATTCAGGTTCTCGACCACGCGCTTGAGGCTCTGGCATTCGTGCCCGACTTGGGCCAGGAACATCGCCACCCGCTCAGCCGTGTTGATCTCAAACCGAGCCATGGAGCCGTTGATGTGGTCGACCCAGAGGCCGGCAGCAGAAGCACCGCAGCCGGTAGCGCGGTCGAGTTGATCTGCGCTGATCATCATCAGCCCACCTTCCTTTCTGCCCAGCGCGCACCCAGCTTTTGCACAGTGCTTACCCCGAGGACACCAACGAAACCGGCGGCAAAGAACTGCCAGGCCGGGCTCCAGCCAAACTCCTTTGCGGTGAGACCGACAACCATGACCAGCATCGCGCCAAGAGCGGCTTCGATCAGTTGCCGAACAATGCTCGGCTCCTTCCCCTCGTACTGGGTACGGAGCCAGGTAAGGATGAAGGCGAGCCCCATCGCCAACCCTTGCTCGCGCAGGGCGAGCACTACCGTGGCCCAGAATGACGGGTCCTTCTCAGGCATCTTCATAGTCTCGGATCCCCTCGGCGGGGCGGAAATGAAAAACCCCGCGTGAGGCGGGGTCTGTGAGTAGGTGCGGGCACGGCTTTTCAAGGGTCCGCACTCCCCGCAGCGCCGAGCGCCGCCCGCAAGAATAAATACCACTTTTTTGTTGTATCACCACAAATTTGTTGTATGATGAACCAGTCCAAACAACAGAGACGAGGTGATGAAGTTCAGCGAATTGAGACGATGGTTGAAGGCCCAAGGGGTGGCCTCCTTTGCCGGCTTCGAAGGTCACCGCCCCGAACGGCAAACAGACCACCTTCGCGGACCACGGAGCTAAGGAAATGCCAGAGCCGACCCGCAAGGCGATCATCAAGCAACTGGGGTTCAAATGAGCCCCCCTCGCCTGCACGCGCTGAACGATCACCCCGGAGGAGTGACCATGTACGACTATGCAATCCGTTTCGAACAGGACGATAGCGCTTCTGGCGTTGCCGTTTTCTGCAGAGACCTGCCTGAGCTGAACAGCTTCGGCGACGACCGCGAGCACGCTATCCGCGAAGCGCTGGACGCCATCGAGACGACCCTCTCGCTCTACGTTGACGCGCGTAAGCCGATCCCGGAAGCCACTCCGCCAGAAGAAGGCGAACACGTCGTCCACCTGCCATCCGTCACGGTGGCGAAGATCGCGCTGTGGAACGAGATGATGAAGCGCGGTATGCGCAAGTCGGACCTGTGCAAGCTGCTGGGCATCGCCCAGACCCAGGGTGATCGCCTGCTCGACTTTCTTCACACCTCCAAGATGGAGGCGCTGGAGTCGGCGCTTGCCGCACTTGACACGAAGCTCACCGTCCGCGCCTCTTACGGCAACAACGTGGTCAAGCTCCGGTACATGGCCAATACGGCGCGAGGCCGTGTGCTGGTCATCCCGGGAGACGCTGACCCGAAGGCTCTCCCCCGTCAGTACGAATGGCTACAGGAAGCACCCTGCAGGATCGAGGAAACAGTCGACGATTTCGAAGTCGGCGCCAGGTACGCGATGTGGAACGTGGAGGAAGCGGTGAACGCGATCCAGTCACGCGGCTACTTCAGCTTCTGGCTGGAAACAACGTCAGGCCCCCGAAGCGCCACACGCTGAAACGAAAAACCCCGGCTCGATGGCCGGGGTTTTTGCTTGTTGGGTCGTGCGGGTGCAACTACGCACAATGGCAAAACGATACCCAAATGCTCTTCAAATCGTCAAGCGACCCGTTTCAGGCGCTCCCGCTGGGCCCAGTAGGCCGTCACGCGGTCGTGGTAGCGCTGATGGACACTGGGGTACTCCAGGATGTCCTCGCCCCACTCCTCCCGGTAAGCCTCCCCGTACCGCTTCATCCTCGCCGCCCATCGCGCCAACTCCTGGTCCGACATCCCGCGCAGACGCTCCGCCAGGCGCTGCTGGTGATGCTCCCGGCGCTCGGCGTAGGCCTCGGCGCGCTGCACCGCCACCGCATCCCGGTCGACCTGCTGCCAGCGCCATCCAGAGCCCTTCCGGAACCCGCTCTGCTTCGCCACCACCTCGGCGACCGGCCTCAGCACCTGGGCGTCGAGCTTGTCGATGTGGCGCGCCAAGCGCTCCCAGGTGCTCGCGTAGTCCCGCGCCCAGTTGCCGGGGTCGATCCGACAGCCGAGGCGCTCCTCGATGAAGAGGCAGACCTCGCCCGGGCGCAGTGTGTCGCGGCCATTGACGGCGCGCTTGTGCGAGTTGATCGCCGCCAGCGCCATCCAGTAAGCCCGCTCGCCCTGGCGCTGGGTCAGTTGGCCGAGGCCGGCGCCGATCCAGACCAGGCCGTGAGCGATCGCCACGTCGTCACCGGTGGCCAGCGGCGAGTACAGCGTGTGGCCGAAGTGCTGCAGCGGCTTCGGCAGCGAGCGGATGGCAGCCTGCACCAGGCCGGCGGCCAGCATGTGGGCGCTACGCCCATTGGTGTCCTTGCGGTCGGGGTGCGTCTCGTTGGCCACCCGCCCCTTCTTGCCCAGCGCGGCCTTGTCGGCCGCCACCGCCAGCACTGAGCTCCGACTCTCGTAGAAGGCGTCGTGCCAAGCCTGGCGCGCGCTGATCAGTCTCATTTCGACTCTCCCCTGTAGTTTCCTGTAGTCACTGCTCGCCCTCGAGGAGAGGGACGACTTTCACTCGCACGCCTGGCGTTTCGCCGTAGCGCTTCCCCACCACCGCCTTCACGACCTGGACGTCGTCCTTCCAGACAACGCCGTTCAGGCCGTCGTAGATGGCCTTCTGGACGTTATCCAGGTCCGGTTTCTTGGTCGGGTGCAGTTGCCCGGACAAGGCCAGGGCCTTCCGCTTTTTCGACATCGATTGAGGGATGCTCAGCGCGATGTCGAGTTCGACCAGCACTGGGCCCTCGAACAGCGCGCGACCTGCCATCGCCTGCTGTCCGCTGTGTGCGATCAACCCCTCGTAGTTCGCCGTCTTCGCCGGCGTGAACATCCTGGCCTGGGCGCCGACGCGACCGATGCGAGGCCTCCCCTTCCCCACCGGCTCGCCAGGTACGGTGAACATCACTGGGCGTAGGTCATGCATCACGGCGCACCTCCGGCGCTTTCCGGCGCATCTTGGCCAGCAGCAGTTCCCGCGCCTGGGCGCCAGTGAGCCCATCCAGGCCCTGGGCCTGCATCCGGTGGAGCAGTTGCTGCTCGGCAAGCTCATCGGCGCGCTGCAGCTCCGACTTCTGGCTGTCGAGGCCAATCGCCTTGGCGACCTTTCCGTCCAGCGGCTCACCAGCCTCGAGGCGTCGGACCACTACGGCATAGTTATGCTCGAACTCAGCGCGAAGTCGCTTGTCGCCGTACTGGGCCCGACGAAGCTCGAACAGGCCTGTGAGTTCGGCAGCCACCTTCACGACCTTGTGGCTGTAGCGCTGCTCCAAGGCTTCGTACCAGGCGCCCTCGGCGCTCGGCAAACCGTCGATCTTGCGGCACAGCCGCAGGAACTCCTTGAGGCTCGGAGGAAAGTCCTGATCCAGCACCATCCGCTGGAGGCCTCGGTCGACCTGCATGTCGCTCAGGTGCTTGATACCGGTCAGCCAGACTCGCTTGGCGAGCGTCTCCGCACGACGTTCCCCGTAGTGCTTCTCGTACCAAGCCGGATAGCTGGTTTTGAGGGTAGCGAACACGCGTTTCACCGCCCTGCGCGCCTGGGCGTCAAGTTCGACCAGATTCTCGATCTGCGGCTCACCAGTCGTCGTCGTGGAGGATGTCAACAGCGTTGCGCGAACGTCGTGCAGCGGGTCGCTGACGTGCTTGGGCGTTTCGTCCGTCGGCTTGCTCATGGCGGTGCTCCGCACGCGGTGCTGTTGCCATCCGGTGGCGCTCCAGCAAGAGTTCATCGAGAAAATTTCGGTAGTACAGGGGGGAGTCAGGCGGGGCGCCGAGCTTGGCTTCGGCGATCTCCATTGCCGCGAGCATCTGCTCTGCGGTGACACCGCGCTCGACCCAAGAGGCGAACAGCGGCATGGTCCTGGCGGTCTGCACCGCGTGGATCTGGAATCCGCGCTCGCGGATGAAGAACTGGCACCACTGTCCCGCAGTGGCCGGATCGGCTGGGCATTCGCGCACGCACGCGTTAGGTGCGGTACGGTTATTACCGGATACCGGAGGTGTGCCCACTTTTTCACTTTCACCCCCTCCCACATATCTGCCCTCTTTTTCCGGGAAAGCCGCGTAGTTATTGGGCTCCGACCCTTCCACATAACTGCCCGCTTCATCTGCCCACTTAGTGCCCACTTTTTTTCGGACGGATTGATCCCGTGAAGCCTTCGGCAACTCAAAAATCAGGCGCCTTTCGGCCAGATTGGGGCCTACCAGCCCCACCTTCTGCAGCCAGACCAGCGCCCGCCGCAGTTCCTTTTCGGAGGGCTCCCCGCCCTTGATGCCCTGGTGCGGCTCGACGTAGAGCTCCTCGGCAATCGACTTCCAAGAGATCCCTCGCCGCTCTCCGACAATGCCTGTTGCGAAGTCCATAAACGGGCGCAGCGCGAACACGTAGATCTCGCGGGCAAGCATGGGTAGGCCGCGGAGCGCCTCCCGCTCCTCGTCGTTGATCTGGAAGGACCGCACGGCTACCCCTGAACAAGGCGCGGCCGGCGCATCTGGTCGATCATCCGCAGCGCCTCATCTGTCGCCGCCCTGGATTCGGAGAGCTCCCGGTGGGCCTCCTGCAGTTCCTGGTCATCAGCGCCGTCGACGAGGTTGGCAACAGCCTGCTGCGCCTCACCGTTCTCCTTGATGAGTGTCCGGAGCATGCAGAGCACCTCCGGCCGCTGGCCGGCATCGCCGCCGATCAAGCGCACCGACACGCCCAGCGGCGTCAGGATGTCGCCCAAGGCCTGGACCTTCAGGTCAGTCGGCAGCGCCGCGAGGATGCTGGGAACGAAGTTCGCCGGCACCAGGTTGGTGTCCTTGGTTCCGTCGTCGAGCCAGCGGAACACGCGGTCGGCGTTGACCTTCATCCGCTCGGTTGTATCGCGCGTTGGCGGGTCGAAGACGATGCCAGTGACCAGCGCTCCCTGGATGCGCTCGTGCGCCTCCACGATGTGCTGGACGACGGTCTCGCGGCTCCACCCCTCTCGGCGGCGCCATTGGTTCACCACGCCGAGCAGCGTGGAAATCAGGGTGTGCGATTCGGTTCGCATGACGTGGCGGCTCCTGGCCAGTAAGGTGTGCTCAGGCAGCCGCACCCCATGGGAACGACGGGCAAAGTTCACTTCGAAGGACCCGACCTGCGGTGAGCGCCTCAATCTCAACTGCGCGCTTCGCCGGGATTGGTCGAACGCCTGAACACCATTGACTTACGGTGGGTGCTCTCACATTGAGCTTTCGCGCCAACTCGGCCCTACTGCCCAACAGCTCGGCGGCCTGGCGCACTGCTTCTGCTGGAGTCATGTCTCTTCTCCGGGGAATGTTGGAGAAAAGAGTAAGGCATTAGCTAATCACAGGCAAGCCATTGCCTAACCACACCACAACTGACGTTAAATTAGGCAATGCTTACCGGACCCCAACTCGGCGCCGCTATTGAGGCCGCCAGACTCGCCAAAAACATGTCGAAAAAGGCTCTCGCAGAGCAGTTCGGCGTGAAGCCCCCTTCTGTCCAGGGATGGATCAACACCGGCAGGATCGATAAAGCGAAGCTGATCGAATTGATATCGTTCTTCTCAGGCGTCGTTGGCGCAGAACACTGGGGATTGAGCGAAAAGGAGGCGGAGCTTATTACGCCGAGTAGCCCACCTGGGCAGGATCCTGGCTCATCGGCCGCGGAAAAGGTGATGGAGATGCTCCAGCGCCACGGTAAAGGGCTGAGCGGCGAAGCTAAGGCGAAAATCGTGCAGGCAGTAGCCGAGTCTCTTGATGGCGATCAATCAACGACATCGAACGTGATTCGCGCAGATTTCTCACGGCCAGGATTAGTTGGCGATGAGATCAGTATCGCGCGCTACGATATCCGCGGCGCCATGGGTGGCGGCCAAGTGCCGGCCGACTACGCGGAAATGCTCCGCGACGTGAAGGTTAGCCAGCAGCACCTGCGCGAACTGGGCGTCACCTACGATGATCCAAACCACCTCAAGATGGTGCACGGCTGGGGCCAGTCCATGGAGCCCACGATCAAGCACCGCGATCCTCTGATCGTCGATATCAGCATCCAGCAGTTCACCGGCGACGGGATCTACCTATTCACTTGGCAGGGGCATCTCTACATCAAGCGCCTGCAGGTCCAAGATGCCGATCACTTCGAGATGATCTCAGACAACAATAAGCACAAGGACCGGGTCATCCGCGCAGATGAGACCTATATACATGCCCGCGTACTTTTAGTTTGGAATGCCCAGTTACTTTAATCCAACACGCTGAAATAATAATCTCAAAGGAATGCTATGACACAGCTAGGGAACGAATTCGGTGAAATCCGCAACTCTACGATTACAAAACTAGAGGACAAAGTTAGAAAGCAGGACTACGGCCAATATCTCTATAAAGTAAGCATTCATAAAATTCGTGGCTTCATCGGTGAAGATATTACTTTTGACTTCCCGGTAACCGCATTGGTCGGACCAAACGGTAGCGGAAAGTCTTCCGTTATGGGTACAGCAGGATGCGCATACAAGGTAATCAAGCCAAGCCTATTCTTTCCTAAGAGTGTAATTGGCGACGAGAGCATGTCTGGCTGGCGAGCAGAATATGAGATGATTGATCGCAGGTTAAGTCAGCGTCAATCCATACGGAGAAGCAGCAGCTTCAGACGCTCCAAATGGGTACGCGGAGATGTTGTCGATCGACCAGTGCTTTTTTTCGGCATCGAAAGAACTGTGCCAGCCGGCGAAAAGCCGAAGTACAAGAAGCTAATTCGGTCGACTTACAAATACAAAGGTTCGATTACTGCTCTCGGCACCCCTATTGCCAAACAAGTCGAGCATATACTTGGCAAACAAGTTATAGATTTCAAAGTAGCAGACCTTGGGCATGAAGGAGATTTTTTTGTCGGAAAGACTGGGAATTCTAGTTATTCAGAGTTCCACTTTGGAGCCGGTGAATCTTCCATCATACGAATGGTCTCCGGGATCGAGAGTGCTCCCGAGGGCAGTCTGATCCTGATAGAAGAAATTGAGAATGGCCTCCATCCGGTTGCAGCTCGTCGAATGGTCGAGTACCTCATAGATGTAGCTGAGCGTAAGAAGGTACAAGTGATTTTCACCACCCATAGCGACTACGCTCTCCAACCTCTTCCCGACATAGCTATATGGGCTTGCATTGATGGTAGGCTACGCCAAGGAAAACTCAGCATTGAGTCCCTACGAGCAATATCTGGTCGTGTCGATAAGAAGCTAGCGATATTTGTAGAGGATGAATTTGCCAAATGCTGGGTTGACTGCATTCTTCGAGAGTATGCGGGCACGACTTACGATCAAGTAGAGCTTCATGCTCTTTCTGGAGACGGAAACGCTGTATCGACGCATCGCCATCATGGAAGAAATCCTGCTATGCGCTTTAGATCAATGTGCGTTATCGATGGAGACTCAAAGCAGCAAGAGTCCATAGAAGAATCAATCCTCCGACTCCCAGGTGATCAACCTGAGTTAACCATATTTTCTTCCGTGAAAGATGCACTTGATCAAGAGCTCGCCATACTCACAGTCTCTTGCCATCGGCAGCCCGGATCGCAAGACATGGTCAGAAAAGCTATTGAAAAGGTTTCCGCATTGAATAGGGACCCGCACACTATCTTCAATAGCTTAGGAATTGAAATTGGATTTGTTCCCGAGAGTATTGTTCGAAGCGCATTTCTTAGCATTTGGGCTCGTCGGAATGAGGAGTATTGCCAAAAATTTGCGCGCACAGTGCAAGAACTAATCAACAGCCAAGGCCGGCAATGATCCTGGCGGGATGTGCAGTTCCCGCCAGAGCGACCCCGCTCACGCCCTGACTGTTGAACTGGCAGCCAATATCCCAGCAGCAAGACCGTATTGATAGATGCGGTCTTGCTTCTTTTATGGGTACGCATCGTTAGAACGGCGCAGACTCCTCATGTAGGCGCCCCACCACCATCTCATCGATGCATGCCTCCTCCCCGCCGACGCCCTCCTCCTCTGAAGGCTGCCACATCAGCAGTACAGTCCCGTCCTCGTTCCGCGTCATCTCCAAGCCTTCCGTCGCGGCCAACTCCTCCAGCACCTGCTGCCAGGCCTCTTCCGAGTCCCCCTGCGCCTTCCAGATTGACGCCCGGCGCTCCGCCTGAGCCCGAGGGCTACTGATCATCGCTGATACCCGTAGGCGCACCTTCTCCACTGGCGAGACCTGCCCTTTCCCTTGGTTGTTCTTCTGCACAGCTATCCTCCAAATACTGTTTATTCATACAGTATTTTCTGTTGAAAAAAAATCTGCAAGCCCGCCTCGCTTACCCATAGATAGTTAGTGCGCAAACTTAAAAATTAGGCATTGGCTATTTACAAAAATTAGGCATTGGCTTATTTTTCCTTAACGCCAGCGCACACCACTGGCCAGGCCGCAGCGAGCCAAGGCCATGCCGACAGGCAGAACGGGTTCAGGGGGAGCCTCGCCCCGTGGCCAGCAGCGTAGATGGCCCTAGATCAAGGGAGAGCCAGTGGGCGAAGAGCCGCGACTGGCTGTCGGGACCTCAGGTCCCCCGAGAAAGTAGCCGCCCAGCCGGACGTGGCGCGTAACGCCGGCCAGCAACACCGATTTCCTCGATGCCCTTCCCGGAGGGGCATCCGGGAAACCACAGCAGAAGGAAACATCTATGAGTTTCAAGAAAGGCCAGTCCGTGATCCTGACCAACCCGCGGGGCGAGGAGAAGAGCGGTAAATTCCTGCGAATCGAGAACCTGGGGCACCGCCGCGGTGGCGGTGAGTATTTGGTGGTCGAGATCGCCGGTAAGGACCTGAAAGCTCGAGCCAGCAAGGTCAAGGCCGCCTGAACCAAAAGCCCGCCGCAGGGCGGGCATCTCTCAGGTGCCAGTAATGGACGTCTTCAAAATTTCACTTGAACTGGGATGCGTACTCAAGCAGTTCCTGGTTCAACTCGTCCGCGTTTGGAGCGTAATGAGCTTCGCGATGACAGTTGGGACACAAGGCGACGCAAGTCCAAGGCCTGTCGCTGTTATCCACGCCCAGAATGTGGTGAATATCCAGAAAGCTTGAGAAGTCCCGCCTGGCTCTGCAGCTCTGTCGCTCACAGCACCCATTCGCCCGATCGTGCACCTCTCGACGGACCTTTGGATCTCGTCGTATCGCAGAACGAATAATGGAGACCCGTGTCCCTTCATCTCGTCCGTACATCCAGGTGTCGGAGACCGGACAATCATCAAAAGTATCATCAACACCTTCGATCAGCGCCGGCAACCCTACCAGGTCAAGTACTCCAGGCCACGTCCATAGAACATCTGCCACGTTATGAGCAGCCGGACGTCTATCATCCTGCAACCAGACTGTCGGACTCGAGCCATTCCGTGCGTGGTTCTTTTTCAACCGACCCAACTGGCCAGCTCGGAGCAACTCATCGCTGACCTCGCTTTGGCGTTTCCAAATAGGAATAATAGCTTCGACCGGTACCAGTGCGGCATAGACGATGAAGCTGCCATCACGCTGGACTATGAGGTTATGGGTGATTCCATGCTGCCGATCTCGGTCAACGATGTATGCCAGGGTTGCATCCCAGCCACCTGGCCGCAGACGGGCCTGGAGTTGTGCTGCGGAGAACAGGCGCTCATTGGCATTTCGCCCCTCCCGCCGCCAGCACAAGCGAACTCTCATTCTGAGGCGTTCACCATCAGGAGAGATAGCGGACACCAACTGCTGAACTGCGGTGCCGGTCTGGATGCGCTGGTCCTCGCTCACGACAAAGCCACGCGAGCTTAAAAACGGGGCAATCGCATCTCTGGAGATCTGTTCCGCAAAAAGACTTTCAGACCCACGAAACTCGCGCGCAGCTCCTTTTGCCACGGTATGTCTCCCTGACCATTACGAGTAGTTATGGTGGTGGTTTCGGTGCCACTCGAAGTAAGGAACGGCATCCTCTTTCCAGGCGAGGCACTTCCTGCCAACGAGGCTGGATACAACACCCTGAATCGACGGAACGATTTTCAGCGCCGGCCCCTGCTGGATCGTACCGGTACTGTCTATGAATACGTAGCCGTTTTCGAATAGGCGATCACAACCCAGGAGGCAGACCGGCATGACGTTGGCGAGGTCTTTCTTCATCCCCGGTGGGCACGAGTGACGCTTGCGAATGTGCCCAATTACCAGCAGATCCACCGGCAGGTCCCGGCCACACAACGCACAGCATTCCGAAGCCTTATTGCTGAGCAGGATGGTTCGCAACAACGCCTGCTCTTTCCGGCGCTTGACCGCCGCGGGCACATCGAGTTCATCGCCGAGATGCTTGAACGCCTCCTTCGCTGCCTCGACATCATGGACCGAGGTCAGCACGCTTCCCGTGCTGGACTCCAGTCCAAGCTCCTCGATGATCCTCGCGCTCAACTCTGGATAGTGGACCGTGAAACTCTGCACGATGTTGGCCGGGTTGTAGCCCGCGACCTGGTTGTAGTCGAGGATACTGATCTGGATGGGCTCCAGGTCGGTGAGAAAATAGACGAACTCCCAAGGCTGCTCCCCTGGGGGAGTTTCCCAAAGCTGTCTGGCCAGTTCGGGCAGGCGCTTCTTGTACGCAATCGTCCCTCGGCGGAAGAACTCTTTTTTCCGATAGAACAGCGCGACATCGCCGACATCCATCTGGTGCCATTTCTTCTCGTTGACCGCCTTCTTGCCCTGAGTGACGCCCCAGACGGCGACAGCTTCGGGAAAGGTACGCTTGAAGTCTGCCCGGTCATCCTCATCCAGATACGGAAGGATCCGGCTGGTTTCCACCAGCCTGTCGATGGTATTGAGGTAATGATCGTAAGCGTCGTTGCTGGAGCATGGCTGTAATACGAGTTGCATGTCGTCCCTTACAGTTCGGTGTATTTCTTCGCATTCCCCCTGGCCTTGTGCGCAGGGTACTTAGCCTCATTCTTGGCCAGCTTGTTGAGGATCGCCTCCTGGAGATCGATACCCAGATTGTCCGCAAGCTCGATCAGGTAGGCCGCCACATCCGCGACCTCATCGGCGATCTCTTCCTTGGCCTGCACGACATAGGCTTCACTCTCTTCCATGGTCTTCCACTGGAAGTGCTCGAGGAGTTCACTGGCCTCGAGACTGATGGATATAGCCAGATTCTTCGGATTGTGGAACTGCATCCAGTCACGTTCGTCCCTGAACTGCCTGATGCGCTCCTGAATGAGCTTCAAATCCACGTGAGAACTCCTATTTTCTGCCTGAACGCATAGTAGCGCCAATCAGACCCGATGCCCCAGCGCTGCAGCCCTCGCAAGCCGGAAAGACCACCCCATCCTTCCCTCCTCTGGAGACACTCATATGAAGAAGCACGCCAACCCGGCGGCAACCGTTGCTGCCTGGAATTCCGCATACCCCGTCGGCACCGAGGTCGACTACCGATTCCATCGCGGCGCGGCGCCGAAGCGCACCCGTACCACTACTGAAGCCCAGATCCTCGGCGGACACACCGCTGTCGTCTGGCTCGCCGGCGTGTCCGGTTGCGTTGCCTTATCCCACTGCGAGCCGGCCTGAACGTGGCGTGCAGCAACTTCCCCAGCGACAAAGACGAGCAGTGGGACCACGCTGAAAGCGGGTTCGCCCCCAAATTCTGTTTTGCCAATGCTTGATTTGGGACTATCTGGTAGGGGCCTCGAACGAATCTCGATAGGACTTGAAAGCCTCTATCGCATGCTCATTTCTATTATTTCCGTCAGAGTCATCGACCATCCTTTCCTCTGGCGTCTTGCCTCCATAGTAGTCTTCGAACCAACCGAAGTACTGCAATCTGATAGAACCAGGGTGAAACTTACTATCAAGCGCCTTCCACCACGTCAAACAGGCTGGACAAGGTGGGAGCTCCGTAAAGCATATAATTGTTCGGACTCCCCGTGCATAGAGTTCTTTTCCGATAGGGCCAGGAGAATTCTGCATGCCAAGTATCATTATGTTGGTAAGCGGAGGCTCCCAGTTGGCCCTAACGCACCGCTCCAAGGCAACCCGCTCGCTGTGGAGCCCCGCTGATCCAGCAGGGGTGCTTGAAGCCTTATGGTCTTTTCCAATTCGAGCATTGTTATTGTCAAGCAACCTTATTGCGCCAAAGCATTTTCCCAAACCAATATCCCCCGACCTTCCACGACCTTTCCGTGCTTTATAAGCGACAACATCAACCCCACGAAAATCAACGCCCTCAACATCGAGCGGCTCGAAGCTAATCGCCATATCGACAACCTCCCTGTTGTGTTTGCATCAAATATGCGCACCAACTCAGGGATTCATTGTAGTCATACTCAAGACCACCCATAGAACAAAAAACCAGCAGCATAATTCTCATTTGAAATAAATCCCTTTCCCCCTCCCGCTTGCAGTTTCCAATGCGGGCGACCGCCCTCTACCACTGCGAACCGAGATAGATCGGTTGCTCTCGAAATCCCTCGAACGGAGTTACGCCATGTTGATCTTGACCCGCCGCCCCGGCGAAACCCTGCATATCGGCGACAACATCACCGTCACTGTCCTCGGCAGCCAAGGCGACCAGGTGCGCCTCGGCATCACCGCCCCGGACGACGTCGCCATCCACCGCTCCGAGATCTACCAGCAGATCGGCAACGTCCGCCCTGTGCCGCCGGCGGAGTTGGTCGAGGCCTGGAACCGAGAGCACCCAGCGCCAGCGCTGATCGAGTACCGGCCGTACCGGGGGGCCGAACCGCAGCGCACCCGCACCGTCGGCCGGGCCAGCGTGTCGCTTGGCGGGGCGGCGGTTATCTGGATCGAAGGCCAGTCGGCGCCGGTGGCGTTGCGGGCCTGCACCGCGATCTCCTGACTTCGGCGCCTGGCCCATTGCCGGGCGTTTAACCCACGGCGAGCGCCCGCCGGTCCAACGGCGCGCACAACGGAGGATCTCGACATGTAGCCCAGCCCCAAGGGCAGATCGCCAACATGCGGTCGAGCCTGTACCCAACCGCTTTCACATAGGGCGGTGCATGTAAGTGGAGACAGGGCGCTTGGCGGCGCCCTTCTCTTTCCTGCTCCTGGCGCGGCCAGGGCGCAGCGGAGAGTGATCGGCAGCCGAGTCAGGCACCTGCCTCGTAAGCAGGCGAGCCAACGAGCAACGCCGCCGGCTGGTGGCGCGGACGGAGCCAGAGGGGACGCCCACGCGCCGATCACTCCCCGCTGCGCATGCAGCGTTCCCCCTCTTCGCCCGGCTCCGGCCGGGCTTTTTTCAACCTCCATTCGAGAGCACCCACCACGGCGCCCCACCGGGCACGACTGCCGTGTGCCTGGGTGCTGCCGAATGCAGGTGAACCACGGAGAGCATCCCGATGTGGACATACCGCGAGCGCCGCAACCGCGCGGCTTTCAGCAACGCCCAGCACGCCTGGGACTTCGCCAGAGACCCGCTCTGGGACCAGCCGGAGCCGGAACCGGAGCCCGAGGACGAAGAGCAGGAGGCCGACGATGGCCTGGGCGAATGAGCGCGCCGAGGGCGTGATCGAGGAAGCAATCGTCGCTATGCGTCGGTCGGTGATCCCGCGCCACGACCAGTTGGTATGGCGCGGCCAGATCGAGATGGCCTACACGCTGGACGCCATCGGCACCCGGCAATACGACGACATGCGCCGCCGGCTCGACGCCGCAGCGGATGCGAGACAGCAAGAACTGAGGAGCATCGACCTATGACCACCCGCCCCGTTCGCTCGATCATCGACGACCAACTCGACGATATCGAAGAGTTTGCCGGAAAGAGCATCCGCCAGGCCGTCGAGTTGGCCAACCGTCACGGCTACAACAACCCGTTCTTCGCCGACATATGCGGCGACCTCTGCGTTCTGCGCTTCCGGCGCAGCTCCCGCCTTCACGCGACAACCACCCTCACCCTGAAATGAGACCAGCCCCATGACTGCAGCTCTCGCATCGGTCGGCGCGCTCGACCGCACCAAGTACCTTGGCGGCAGCGATGTCGCCGGCATCCTCGGCATCAGTCCCTGGCGCACTCCGTTGGACGTGTACCTAGATAAGGTCCAGCCGCGCACCGGTCCCGTCGACCCGGCGAAGCAGAAGATTTTCACCCGTGGCCAGCGGATGGAGCCCTACGTCATCGACCTGCTGGCCGAAGAGACCGGCCTGAAGATCGTCGGCCGCGGTAACCGCTACCGCGACCAGCAGCACGATTTCATGGCCGCCGAGATCGACGCCGAGGCCGCCAGCGGCGAAAACATCGAGATCAAGACGGTCAGCCCCTTCAAGGCGAAGGAATGGGGTGAGGTTCAGACCGATGCCATTCCAGTCCACTACACCGCCCAGGCCATGCACGGCCTGATGGTCACCGGCCGCCAGGTCTGCATCTTCGGCGTGCTGATCGGCGGCGACGACTTCCGCGTGTACCGCGTCGAGCGGGACGACGAAACCATCGCGGCGATTCGCGAGAAGGAGGTCGAGTTCTGGGGACGCATCCAGCGCCTGGATCCGCCTGAAGCAACCGCTGTCAGCGACATGTTCCGGCTGTTCGAACGTGACGCCGGAACCAGCATCGAGGCCGATGGCAAGGTCGTGGAGGTGTTCAACCGCTTGCGCGAACTGAAAGCCAAGGCCAAGGGCCTGGAGTACGAGATCGAGTCCGCAGAGGAGCGCATCAAGCTCTTCATGCAGGACCACGCCCAACTCACGGTCAACGGCAAGTCGGTACTGACGTGGAAGTCCCAGACCACCAACCGCTTCGACCAATCCGCCTTCAAGGAAGCTCACCCCGCGCTGTTCGAGCAGTTCAAGAAGACCAGCGAATCCCGCGTTTTCCGCCTCAAGTAACCGGAGCCCAGCATGTCCGCAACCGCCCTGAAAGCCGCCGCGACCGGCAATGTCGCCAACAATGGCCAGCCGAAAACGCTGGCCCACCTGATGACTGATCCGAAAATCAAAGCCCAGATGGCCCTGGCGCTTCCGAAGCACATGACCGCCGACCGACTCGCGCGCATCGCGCTGACCGAGATCCGCAAAGTACCGGCCCTGGCGAAGTGCAATCAGGAGAGTTTCCTCGGCGCCGTGATGCAATGCGCGCAGCTCGGCCTGGAACCGGGTAACGCTCTCGGCCATGCCTACCTACTGCCGTTCGGCAACGGCAAGGCGAAAGATGGCCTGTCGAACGTCCAGTTGATCATCGGCTACCGCGGGATGATTGACCTTGCCCGGCGCTCCGGCCAGATCGTTTCGCTCACCGCGCGCACCGTGCACCAGAACGACCAGTTCAGCTATCGCTACGGTCTCGACGAGGACGTCCAGCACGTTCCGGGAGAAGGTGAACGCGGCGTCATGACCCACGTCTACGCGGTCGCCAAGCTGAAGGACGGCGGCGTGCAATTCGAGGTCATGAGCAAGGCCGACGTCGACAAAGTACGCGCCACCAGCAAGGCATCCGGAAACGGGCCTTGGGTCACCCACTACGAAGAGATGGCCAAGAAGACCGTCATCCGCCGGCTGTTCAAGTACCTGCCGGTCAGCATCGAGTTGCAGACCGCAGTCACCCTGGACGAACGCGCCGACGCCGGATTGGACCAGGACAACGCGTCCATCCTCACCGGCGAATACAGCGTTGTTGACGACCAGTCTCAGGACCAGGTCCCGGACGGCGTGAACTACGGCAGCGACAAGGCGAACGAGTGGGAGCCGGAGGCGCCACCGGTCGGTGCTCCTCGAACTCAACCCTGAATACGCGTCCATCGCCCGCCACCGCCTGGCCGCAGCCTGGCTGGAGGACGCCGCGCAGCTCGACATCTTCAACGACTTGCAGGAGCAAAGCGCACAAAGCGTCAACCCTTGTGCGCTGAAAGGCGTTAAGGCTTAACCGCTTCACCCAAAGCAGCGGCGGCGGCAGCTCGAACCTCAATCGCCGCAGTACTATCGACGACCTGAAGAAGCTTCTGGATAGCCTTTTCACCACCAGCCAAACCAAGCCCGTGAGCAGCCGCAGCCCGAATCTCAATTGCTGCGGTGCTATTCAATACCGCGATCAGCTTTTCGACGGCTTTGTCACCGCCAACCTTTCCCAGGCCTATAGCAGCGCCAGCCCTTACTTCAATCGCTGCAGTGCTATTGATCACGCTGTTGAGTTTGGTGACCACTTTTTCTATCAAGCTCATTTCTTTCTCCTTCTAAAGCCCAGCTCCATGCCAGGCAATCCAAAACTACCCCACTCCATGTCATCTCGCCACTACGGGAAACCTCAGCGTTTACTCCAAACTCCCATGCACGCAGCACGAACACGCTCGGCTGTTTCCGGATCATCGGGGTCATTCACGACAACCAATAGTTGCTTGGTCTCAGTGACTTCTGCTTCAGCTGTTGCACCGTAGAACTTGTCAATATCTCTTGCGTGGAAGACCGCAACACCAGACAGGTCATCTGCGCTCTTCACCAATAGCACATCGTCGAAGCACTGAACGTCAGTGCTCGAAAGTTCTACCTCAGTGATCACTTTCTTCATCGAACCCTCCGTGGCCCAGCCCCATGCCGGGCCACCCAACTCTAGACCCAATGACATCGCTGCGCCATCACGCATGGTGCAGCGCTTCCCTGCGCTCGCAACTCAATAGGAGGGATCCATCCCATGAGCCGCCAAAGCGACATCTTCGCCGCCGGCGCCCAGCGCCTGCAGATGACCGAGAGCATTGAACTGACGATCCAATCCCTACAGGCCTACGGCGCCGATCATGAGCATTGGGCCATTGCCTGGTCGGGCGGTAAGGACAGTAGCGCCACTGTCACTCTGGTGCTCTATCTGATCGACGCCGGGAAAGTGAAAGCGCCGAAAACCTTGACTGTGTTCTATGCCGATACCCGTCTGGAGCTGCTGCCGCTGGCGAACTCTGCGCGTCACCTCATGGACGAGCTGGAAGGGCGTGGCGTCCACGTCGAAGTGGTCATGGCCCCGCTCGACAAGCGCTTTATGGTCTACATCCTCGGTAGGGGCGTGCCACCGCCGAACAACAACACGCTTCGCTGGTGCACCCGGCAGATCAAGGTCGACCCGATGGTCGCCGCCCTCGAGCAACGCCTGGCCGCGCTCGACGGCAACGTACTGATGATCACTGGCGTGCGCCAGGGCGAGAGCGCCATACGCGACAAGCGCATCGAGATGTCCTGCGGTAAGGATGGAGCCGAGTGCGGCCAGGGCTGGTACCAGAAGGTGCTACCCGAGGCAAAGGGAATCAAGGGACGCATCGCCACGCTCGCACCGCTGCTGCACTGGCGAGTCTGCCATGTCTGGGAATGGCTGAAGCACTGGGCGCCCCTGCCCGAGTTCGGCGACTGGTCTACCGCCATGATCGCCGACGCCTACGGCGGCGACGAGGCCGAGGAAATCAACGCGCGCACCGGTTGCACCAGTTGCCCGCTGACTGATGAAGACAAGGCGCTCGACACGATCCTGCTGGTTCCGTACTGGCAGTACCTGGCTCCGCTCAAGCGCATCAAGCCGCTGTGGCGCGAGTTGCGCGAGCCCCAGCATCGCCTACGCAAGGCCGGCATCGAGCGGCTGAAGGACGGCAGCATCGCCGCGAACCCCCAGCGCATGGGTCCGATCCTGCTGGAGTCCCGCTTGATGGGCCTGGAGCGCGTACTGGCCATCCAGGCCGAATGCAACGCCGCAGCCGACCGCCTCGGTCGCCCTCGCATCGACCTGATCAACACCGAGGAAGAGGCCCGCATCCGCGAGCTGATCGCCGCCGGCACCTGGCCGGATGGCTGGGACGGCGACGAGCCAATCGCCACCACCCCTCTCGACAAAGTCTTCGCCGACGGCGCGGTACAGCCGCTGCTGTTCGTATAAGGAATCCGCCGCATGAACACCTACCGTCATACCTTCGTCTCCACGTGCCCAGCGGACGGTGAGCAGATCATCTACAGGCTGGAGATCTACTCGCCCACGATGATCCGCGTCGAGCACATCCGTACCGCAACCGCTCTGATCAAACACGGCTTCCAGGAGGAGATCGCGGATCGCCTGCAGGCCCAACTCGGTGGCGAGCACCGCATCGTCGGCGTTCACCAGGGCGTCGAGATCGAAACCGTGAGGTTGCCGGCGTGATGATCCACTACCACGGCACCCCAATCGGTGGCACTCGCCAGGACGCCGCGCGTTTCCTCGCTGGGCGGCATGCATTGGTCCCGTTTCCGCGCCAAGACGACGTCGCCATCGTTGCCGAGGTCTGCCAGAGCTTCTGCTTCGACAACGGCGCGTTCTCGGCCTGGAAAAAGGGCGGAACGCTCGACGTCGAGAGCTATCTCCGGTGGGTCGACGACTGGCGTCGGCACCCAGGTTTCGACTGGGCCCTGATCCCTGACGTGATTGACGGAGACGAAGCCGACAACGACCGGCTGCTCGAGCAGTGGCCTGAGCATTTGCCGGGCGTCCCGGTCTGGCATCTGCATGAATCGATCGAGCGCCTGGTCAGGCTGGCCAGCAACTGGAAGACAGTAGCCTTCGGCAGTTCTGGCCAGTGGCGCTCTCCCGGAACTGCCGCATGGTGGAAGCGCATGGCGGCTGCCATGGATGCTATCTGCAACGACCAAGGACGGCCGATGTGCCGGCTTCACGGCCTCCGGATGCTGGACCCTGCGATCTTTACCCGGCTGCCATTCGCCAGCGCCGACAGCACTAACGCCGCGGTCAATGGCGGCAGCATCAGCCGGTTCGGCATGTATGCCCCTCCTACTGCAGGCCAGCGGGCCAGCGTGATCGCCGACCGTATCGAAGCCCACACCAGCGCGCCTATCTGGCAGCGCGAGAACCAGATCGAGATGGCGCTATAGTCTTTACTGCTTCGGGTAGTCCTTCCGATACGAATCACGCGCCAGCTTGATTCCAGTGGCCACCATCAGCGCGATGCTGAATAGAGCCCCGAACTTGTTGTGATCGAAGATCATCTGAACGGCCATAGCTAGGAAGACGCCGCCCCAAATCAGATAGATCTTGATCTCTTCGAAGCTCATCCCCTGCTCCTTGATCCGGCCCCATGCCGGGCCATCCGAACCTACCGGAAAGAGCGACGAAGGGCCACTACTCGAAGCACTCTCGTTCCAGGTACCCTTGGAACTCCTCGAAAACTCCAAGGACAGCGCATGACTACCCCGTTTCAGATCGCGTTCGAAATCGGCCAGATCTACGATCGCCGCGCGGACATCCACGGACCTTTCGGCGGTAGCAAACAAAGCGGTATCGCTCCATCGCTCCAGGCACCCGCAATCTTCCTCTTCACTGGCGACAGCGGCGAGCAATACGGGTACAGCGATCACTTCGATGAGTGCGGCGTTTTCCACTACTCAGGAGAGGGCCAGGTCGGCGACATGCAACTGACCGGGGGAAACAAAGCAGTGTTGCAGCACGCTCAGACCGGCCGCTCACTTCACCTTTTCAAGGCGCTGGGCAAGAAGGCCGGCAAGAGCCTCGGACAGCGCTACATGGGAGAATTTGTTTGCGCTGACCATCACTGGAGCGACGGCCTAGATCGCGAAGGCAAAATGCGCAAGATCGTGCGGTTCAGTCTCGTGCCGGTAGGCCGAGTAATAGAGGGGGTCGTCGAGGATGAAGTGCGAGCCGCCCTCCCGAACTCCATAGCCGCAGCTCGTGAACTGGCGCTGAAAGCAGTGGTATCCGGGGAAGATGCCCGCCAGGGTGGCGCAATGCGAAACATCTACTTGCGCAGCGCTCATGTGAAGAACTACGTGCTACTCCGCGCGGCAGGGATCTGCGAATCCTGTGAGAAACCAGCCCCCTTCCTCAGAAAAGATGGGCGAGCCTACTTAGAGCCGCACCACATCAACCGGCTGTCTGATGGTGGGCTAGATCATCCGCTGTACGTCGGGGCCGTCTGCCCAGCATGCCATCGCGAGATTCACTATGGCCTGGGCGGCGCGGACAAAAACGAGTTGCTTCGCCAACGCGTAGTGAGCATCGAGAAAGAAATATCGGGATCGCTCGCCTGATACAAACACGGGAACAGCAAGGCTATTCCCGTGGTGCGGTGGATTGGGCGAAGGCTGTTCTCACAACTCAACCAGTCCAGCTGACATACATCTCAGAAAGGATAGGGATGTGGCCAGGGGCCCTTGCTCGCAGCACCGAAAGGATCGCGTGGGTTTGGGCGGGGTCGAGCATGCGACCGTGGCGGGCCGCCATCATAGATCCTGTGACGAAATACGGGCCGCAGCTTGGGTTGGGACAAAAGAAGCCGTCACCCTCAATGCCATCAGGATTCGGTAAGTCAGCGGCATCCGCTCCGCATATCACGCACTTCATAGCAACCTCCTTGATCCGGCCCCATGCCGGGCCATCCAACTCTAGCCCCAACGACATCACTGCGCCATCACGCATGGCGCAGTGCATCGTCACGTTCGCGAAAAGGAACTCGCCGCATGATCAAGCGCTCCCTGTACCTCTTCCACTTCTGCTTATGGCAAGTGCAAGTAGCTGCAGTCCATGCCTCTCAGTGACACCGAGGCGAGGCGCCACAGCATTTGCATTCCGCCCTCCCGATCTGGATGACGGATCAGGTCGAATTGACCGCCCTTTAATTCATAATGGTAAAGCATTAGAAGGCACTCAACGCTTCCTGGTTATCTCCAAAGGCTTCTTTGTCAAGCATAACCACATCGTCCATATTGAGCAGAAGCCCGACATCCAAATTATCAAAAAGAGCAAACTCGCAAGCATACGCCTTGAATCGCTCACCACCCGAAGAAGCAACACAATTATAAAAAAGAATCACCAACTCAAAATCAGAAAGTAGCGATCTAGCCACATTTGCCAACTTCTTCTTTTCTGCGTAATCGCTTTCAGAGACATAGCGAAAAACACTGTACAAACTTCGATAGTAAAGTCCAAGATCTCCTTGATGCTTACGCCAGAGATCACGATAGGAGGCCTTGATCCTTTGGGATGTATCAACCTCTTCTGAATCTACGTACATTTCTCGAAGCATCTTAACCCAAGCTTTGAAGCAATCTCTTCCAACCGTAACGAGCTGTCTACCGCCCCCTCTCTCGTTCGTTATAGTTTTCTGCAAGTCGAACTTTGAAACCACATCCTGCTGAAACCTTAAAAGACTATAGAACTGATCTTCAGTTTTCTGCCGAGCGAACTCCTGCTGCCCCTCCCTTATATCTTTTCGCTGCAAAATGATTGTTATCAAAACACCTGAGAAAGCCAACCCTGAGAACAATGCATTTAGCGCCCCAAATGCATCTCCAAATGTTCCAGACCTAACTCCAGCAAGAGAACCATCACTCGCTGCAAATTCATACCCCACATAAAGAAAGATGTAATATCCCGCATACACACAAACAATTAGGAAAATAATCCCGAAAATAAGCCATCCAGACCCAACTCCATTTTTCATGCGGCGCCCCCTCCATTGCTCGCGTCGAATTGATAGAAGAGCACGAACCTACCCCACCTCATGGCCATTGCGCCACTACCGGATAAGCCGCAGCAGCAACCAGGACAATCTGGATGATGGCCTCGACTGATAGCCGAATGCGAAACGATACGGAGACTCGAATTTTCATTCCTTGGTCCTCGGAGTAACGGGGTGCGAGCTGATGGTCACTCCCAAGCGGAATCGATTCCTCTTGGGCTTTTTCCATTCTTTCGCCCAAGCGTCGGCACTTCCTCTTGTGGGTTTTCCAGTCATCACCAATGCGCCAGTAAGGCGCGAGGACACTTCATGCACCGTGTTTACCTCGACTACCACGTCGAGAACCCGGCTGAAAACTCGGCGCCAGCCTGCGGCACCTGGGCCGGCTACATGCGCAAGGCCCTGGCGCAGCTGGTTACTTGCGACGCCATCGTGCTGTTGCCGGGCTGGCCAAGTTCACGCGGCGCCAATATCGAGCGCAGCCTGGCCTTTGCGATGGGGATGAAGGTCGTCATGGCCGCGGACATCGCCGCACCTATAGGGCGGGAGTCAGCCGCCACCCTCGCCTGTGCTTCCACCGCTAACTCCGGACTTCACCAAGCAAACGAGCTTTCGCATTCCGACGTGGGTGCAAGGTCTTCCGGGCGCCACCCCCTCGATCATTCGGTTGAGGTCGGCTCGTTCGAGCCCGTCAGCTAGAACCCCCTCGCGGTAGAGCTGCCGAATGTGCCCTTCGTGAAGCCACTTCTTGCTGGTCTCATTGAAGCAAATGCTCCGCCCAGGTCTTCGCTCCTGAATGAGCAGGCCTTGCTCGCCAGCCAACTCAAACACCCGCGCAACAAACCATTCCTCATCCATGTTCATCGCTCCAGCTGAAAGCCTGGAGTATAGGAGACCCTATGCTGGCAAATTGCTGCGCTCACAAGGAACGCCCCATCTTGTTCAGCGGGCCGATGGTCCGCGTCATCCTGGAGGGGCGGAAGACGGTCACCCGCCGTGCCATGAAGCCGCAACCAGTGCTCGACGGCATTTCTGGACGTACGGCGGCGCCGGCTGGTCGAGAACGAAGGCAGGACGCCGGAGCACAACGACGAGCACGACAACGGGGAGATGGCCCGCACCGCCGCCTGCTACGCCCTGGCCGGCTCCAGCGCTCCGAACGATGGAACCGCCGCCCTGCTGGTGTCGCTGGCGTGGCCCTGGGATGAACAGTGGTGGAAGCCGAGCACCGCGCGACGCGACCTGATCAAGGCCGGTGCACTGATCCTGGCCGAGATCGAGCGCATCGACCGGGTAGCGGCGAGTCAGGGAGGACCAAGCGATGCGTAGAGCACTGACTGCCCTCGCCATCATCGCCGCCCTCGGCCTGGCCGTGGTGGGGCTGGTGGAGATATTCCCGATCCTCCGCACGCTGGCGGCCTGGCAGATGGGGTGCTTCGGATGAAGCAGAAACCAGGCATCGCCCCCTCCCCAGCGAAGGCCCGCCGGATCAGGGGCACATGCCCGCCAAGGCTGGTCCCGTCACCGGTGAGCCGGTACATCCTACCTGAAATCCCATCTCCGCAGCCCAACGGAAAGGGCTGCGGAAGCGTCCGGCTATAGGCCGGGAGAGGCATTACCTCATGGAAAACATCACATTCTTGACTCACGAGGAGGTGTGCGAACTGACTGGGGCGCGCACCAAGGCCAAGCAGATAGAGGTCCTGAAAAAGAATGGCATTCGCCATACTGTGAAGGCCAACGGCTGGCCGTGTGTCATCACCGCCAGCCTGCTGGCGCCGGCCACGGCTGCGAAACCCGAGAAGACTGGCTGGACGCCAAGGAAAGCAGGATAAATGGGAAGACGGCCGACCAAGCCGGGGAGCATTCCCCGGCTCCGCGAAAGACGCCGCGGAGACAAGATCTATTACTACTACGACCTCGGCGGCAAGCCACGCAAAGAACTATCCCTCGGAACGGACTACGGCCTGGCGATCACTGAATACGCCCGCCTGGAGAGGGCGCGCACAGCCGATGCAAAGCTAGCGGAGACACTCACGTTTCGCTATGTGGCTCAACGCTACTTCATCGACGTCGTGCCAACGAAAAGCCCTACAACGCAGAAGGACAACGCCCGCGAGCTCAAGCAACTGCTGGCGTTCTTCGATGATCCACCTGCAGCCATCGGGGATATCGAACCGAAGCACATCAAGCAGTACCTGATCTTCCGGCGGTCGGCGCCGGTTCGCGCAAATCGGGAAATCTCCCTTTTCTCGGCCATCTGGAACTACGCGCGCGAGATGGGCTACACCAAACTGGCCAACCCATGCTCAGGCGTGAAACGGAACAGAGAGCGCGGGCGTGATGTGTATGTCGAGGATGACCTCTATGCAGTGGTCTATGAGGCGGCAGATCAGGGACTGAAGGATGCCATGGACCTTTCTTACCTGACGGCCCAGCGCGTGGCCGACACCCTGAAGATGGATGAGCGCGATATCCGCGACGGCACTTTGGCAATTCGCCAAGGCAAGACGTTGGCGAAGCGTCGTATCGAGTTGATCGGGGAACTGAAGCTGCTGATCGACAGGATTATGGCCAGGAAGGCTGGATACCGCGTCCGCTCGACGCGCCTGGTCGTCATCGATGACGGCCAGCCGATGACCTATCACATGCTCAGAGGTCGTTTCGACAAGGCCCGGGAGGCAGCGGGGATCCCAAAATCGGCTTTCCAGTTCAGAGATCTGCGAGCCAAGGGAGGGACCGATACTGCCGAATCAAGTGGCGACATTCTGCAGGCTCGGGACCAGTTGGGTCACACGACGGTAACGATGACCGAGCACTACATCCGCGACCGGAAAGGCAAGAAAGTGAAGCCGACGAAGTAGAAGATTGCGGAAATGTTGGGGAATTGCGGAAAGAAATATGGAGGGATTTTCTTTACTGGAATCGGCTGAACGCCAGGAAACACGATGGTGCCCGGAGCCGGGGTCGAACCGGCACGGGGTTACCCCCGAGGGATTTTAAGTCCCTTGCGTCTACCGATTTCGCCATCCGGGCAGGATCTCGCTTCAAGTGAGCCGGCAACGGGAACCAAACCGGCATCCCAACCCGAGACCCACCCCAAACGGTAGATAAATCATTGTCTTACGTTACCCTAGCCGGCGCAACAGTTAATTTCCGTGGGCTCCGCCCAGGTTGCCGGGCGATTCCAGGGGAAGCACGATCCGGAAAGCGCTGCCGACTCCCGGCTGGCTACGTACCTCGATGGTGCCGCCGTGTTTCTGGACGATGCCGTAGGAGAGCGACAACCCCAGGCCGGTCCCCTTGCCTACCGGCTTGGTGGTGAAGAACGGATCGAAGATGCGCGGCAGGATCTCGGGGGAGATACCCTGCCCCGAGTCTTCCACCTCGATCCAGGCATGCTCCACGGTATGCCCCGTGCGAATCACGATGCGACCCCGCTCCGGCCCCATCGCCTGGGCCGCGTTCATCACCAGGTTCATCACCACCTGGTTGATCTGCGACGGCAGGCACTTCACCTCGGGCAGATCGCCGTATTCGCGGAGCACGTCGGCCCGGTACTTCAGTTCGCTGGCGACGATATTGAGGGTCGACTCGATCCCCTGGTGCAGATCGGTCCACTGCCAGTCGTCCTCGGCGTCGACGCGGGAGAAGTTCTTCAGGTCCTGGACGATCTTGCGCACCCGCCCTATACCTTCCCTGGATTCGCGCAGCAACACGGCGACATCCTCCTTGACGAAGGCCAGTTCGACCCGCTCACCGAGCTGCTCCAGGCGTCTTGCCAGCGCCTCGTCGCGGATCGCGGGGCGAGCCTCTTCATAGGCTTCAAGTACCTCCAGCAAACGCCTGACGTGCTCCTCCAGGGTGGTGTAGTTGGAGGAAACGTAGCTGATGGGGTTATTGATCTCATGGGCGACGCCGGCGGCCAGGTGGCCGATCGAGGCAAGCTTCTCCGTCTGCACCAGTTGGCTTTCCAGTTCCTTGCGCTCGCCGATCTCTTTCTCCAGCGCCTCCTTGGCCTGGCCGACTTCCCGGGTGATCTCCTGGATGGCAGCCTCCATCCGGCTCATCTGCAACTGGAGGTGAGCCGTCACGTTCCACTTGGCGCTGAGATTGCCGGCCATCTGGCGGACCTCCTGTCCCTGCAAAGGCAGGCCGAGGAGCAGCAGGCGCTCTTCCGCAGCCCACGGCGCCAATAGCGGAAAATCGGCGGGAGGCGCATGCACCACGACCTGCAAGCGGGAGTCGAGACGCCAGAACCGCTCGAGAACGGGAATATCCGCGCCTACCGACGGCATCCCGAGGAAGACCACGGCATACGGCGCATCGGCCTGGAGGGCCGAGCGTATCCGCCCCAATGCCTCCTCGGCGCTTCCCGCCGTATCCACCTGGTAGCCCCGCTCAGGCGCCACGGGAGGCGATTCGGCCCCTAGGGTTCCCTGCAACAACCCGCATACACGGTCTCGATCCGCCTGCCGCTCATCGATCACCAGCAAGCGCCGGTTCCTGATGGGTAACGTCTCCAT